GAAGCCATACTCGGCCCGACAAGCGAACAGCCGAGCGTCCCTGCTTACCATGCCATCCTGCGTGCCAATCAGACGTTGCTTGACACCCTCGCAGTGTTTGGCAGCTTCGGTACGCCGCTGGTGATTTTCTTCGACGATGTGCAATGGGCTGACGACTCAACCCTCTCGCTTTTGCGGGCCTTTCTCGATGCGCCCCCCACCAACGTCTTTCTGATCCTTGCGCATCGCGCTTCGGCCGCCTCACGCCTAAGCGCTCCCGACGGTTTACTCCATGCAGTTCATGGCAAAAGCATCGTTGTAGAAAGCATCGCACTGGGCCCGTTTCCCGTAGAGGCGGTGGCGCAATTGCTGGCCAGATACCTCAACATGAGTGCCCAGGACGTTGCCGAGATCGCCGAACTCGTTCATTCCAAAACCGCGGGTAACCCGTTTTTCATCGTGCAGATCTTGCGCGCGCTGATCGACGACAAGCTCCTGCGTTTCGACGGACAGCACCGCAAGTGGACCTGGGCGCTTAAGGATGTGGCGCGTCATCGCTACGCCGATAACGTCGCCGACCTGATGGTCCATCGTCTCAATCGCCTGCCCGAGATCGAGCGCGACTTGATGCGACTTGCCAGCGGCGTCGGGGTAAAAGTGGACGAAGGCCTTTTGCGCGAGCTGAGCGGGCTGGGCGATATCGAGTTCGTCAAAGTCATGAAGGCGCTGGTCGATGCCGGTTTGCTGATGTACGAAGGCCAGTCGCTGATCTTCCCCCACGACCGGATTCATGAAGCGGCGTATGGCCTGACCCCGCTGGAGGTACGGCCCGCCGTACACGGTCGCATCGCGCAGTTGATGGTCCAGCGGGCGCATACCGTCCATGACAAGTCGGTTTTCGAGATCGCCAACCAGATTCAGCGCAGCATGCCAGACCTGTGTCTGGAAGGGCCTCATGAGCCCTTCATCGGCGTATTGATCGATGCCGCCAGGCTTGCAAAAAGCGCAGGTGCAGTGAAACAGGCGTGCGATTACCTGGTCACCGCCCAGGCGCTGCTGGAAATGACCCCGCAGCCGGATCACCAGCGGCAGGCATTTTGCGCACGGTGGCTGGCGGCGGAGTGCAGCCTTTTGCTCGCCGACCTCGACAGCGCCGAGGCCCTCATCGGCCAGTGTTTCGTAGACGCGAACACCGCGCTCGAACAGGCCGATACCTACCGGTTGATGGCAACGCTCAAGACCCTGCGCTCCGACCATGAAGGGGCTATCGCGGCCGCACTGGCAGGACTGCAATTGCTGCAGACGCCCCTGACCCGCAAGCCGGACGAGCAGGAACTGGACGACATTTATCAGCGCATCCGAGCGTTGATCGGGCAGCGGCCGATCCCTGAACTGGCTGCGCTGCCGCAGATGAACCAGCCCGACACCGAAGCAGCGATGGAGCTGCTCAGCACGCTGATTTCGTCATTCTTCACCCACGACGGCATGGGCTTTCTGCACCTGGCAAAAATGGTCGAATTGACGTTGCTGCACGGCACGTCCCCGGCCAGTTGCTATGGGCTTGCGTGGTTCGGGGTGATGATCGCCTCGCGCTACGACGAGTATGTCGACGGGCACGCGTTCGTGCAGTTGGCCCTGGATATCGGCGAGCAGCGCGGCTACGAAGCCAGTCGCACCTCGACGCTGCTGGCGATGGATCAAGTCAGCCCGTGGACCCTGCCGCTGGCGTTTGCCAGGGAGCAGGCGTCAAAGGCCTTCGAGATCGGTAGCCGGGGTGGCGATCTGGTCATGGCGTGCTACGCCGTGACGCATCTGGGCGCGGACATGTTCGTGATGGGAGAGCCTTTGAGCTCAGTGCTCGAAGAACTGGAACGCGGGCTGACCTTCATTCGCAAATTCGACTACTTCGATGTCGAGAGAATCGTCGAGGCACAGAAACAGTTCGCGATCGACATGCAGGTCGGTCGTGCGTCGAAGGTGCTCGCCACTCACGACCCATCCCAGGCGCTATCAGCGCCGGCGCGGTTCTGGACATTGCTGTATTCGGGCATGTCGGCGTGCCTGTTGGGCGAGGCCGAGTTCGCCATCCGCCAGTTCGAGGCCGCGGCGCCTTCGCTCTGGTCGGTCGCGGCGCATATCAATGTGTCGACCTTTTACCTGTTCTACAGCCTGGCGCTCGGCAGCCCGCAGGCGCCGGGTTCCGTTGAGTCGCGGCTGGCCTTGCTGTCGAAGCACCGAAGCCATTTCGCGCTCTGGGCCAAATTGAACCCGGCGACCTTCCGTCACAAATTACTGCTGATCGACGGCTTGATTGCCCGGCTCGAAGGGCAGGACGTCGTGGCCATCCGCAATTTCGATCAGGCCGGAATCGCGGCCGCAACAACGGGATTCATCCATGAGCAGGCTATCGCTCATGAACAACTGGCCCAGACCTGCGTGCTGACGGGCCTGGTATCGGGGGCCAATCTCCATCTGCGGGTGTCGCGAGACTGTTATCACCTCTGGGGCGCTGCCGCCAAGGCCGAGCAGATGGAGCGTGAGCATACCTTCCTCTCCATCGACACGGTCGTGGAGCGCTCGATGAGCACCATCCTCCAGGAAAAACTGGACATGGAGGCGGGCATGGGGGCGGCGAAAGCGGTCTCCGAGGAAGTGCACCTGGATCGGCTGGTCGAAACCTTGATGACGCAAGTGATTCTTTACGCCGGCGCGGACCGTGGCGTGCTGGTCACCGTCGACGGCGCCAGCCTGAAAATCGCCGTATCCGCCAGACTCGAAGGGGGCGCCGTGATCTCGTCGGCACAAGGCTGCGATGCGGCGTTCGAGGAAGTGCCGATGTCGGTGCTGTACGCAACGATTCGCGCGTCCCGGCCGCTGGTCATCGACGATGCCAGCCGGCAATGTCCGATGGCCCATCGGGCGGACTTCGCCAACCGGATGACCCGTTCCGTGCTCTGTCTGCCACTGATACGGCAGGGGACTTTACTGGCGCTGCTGTATCTGGAAAACCGTCAGGTCCCGCGGCTGTTCGACCAGAAGAAACTGGCGATGCTGGAATTGCTGGCGTCGCAGGCGGCGGTCTCGCTTCACACTGCCCGCATCTATGCCCATGCGCTGGAAGAAAGCCGCTTGCGGGCCAAGACCGAAATCGAGCTCAGTACTTCCCAGGCCGAGCTGGCGCGAAGCTCCCATCTGGCGGTTCTCGGCGAATTGGCAGCTTCCATCGCCCACGAGATCAGTCAGCCGTTGCTGAGCATCCTGACCAACTCGGCGGCGAGTCTGCGCTGGTTGAGCCGCGAAACCCCGAATGTCCAGGAGGCAAGGGCCGGGCTGCAAGACATATCGGCTGACGGTGAGCGGGCCACCAGCATCCTGCGTGCGGTGAGGTCGCTGGCGTCGCAAGCGCCGATTCAGATCGCCGAACTGTCGGTGAATGACATCGTGCGCGATGTGTTGCGCCTGCTACTGCCCAAAATCTCCGGCCTTGGGGTGCGCGTCGAACTGAATCTGTCCGCCACACAGCGGGTTTTCGGGGATCAGGTTCAGGTTCAGCAACTGCTGTTCAACCTCATCACCAATGCCCTGGACGCCATGGCCAGTCATCGCGAGCAGGGGCGGGTACTGGTGATCCGCACGGCCTGTGACGGTCAATGGCTGCACGCAAGCGTTGAAGACAATGGCCCTGGCATCGCCGAGGAGAACGTCGAGAAAATCTTCGACCCCTTTTTCACCACCAAGGGCAGTGGCATGGGCATGGGTCTGGCGATCTGCAGATCGATTCTGGATGCGCATGCGGGCCGCCTGACAGTAGAAAGCAGCGCGCAGGCGGGTTGCAGAATGCATTTCCGGCTGCCCATCCGGGGGATTGGGTGAGCTCCGTCGAGGGAATTGGGAAAAGCTGCGCCCAACAGGTAAAATCCGCGCTCGGCACATACCCCCCGCACGCCGTATGTGCAACCGCGCGATCCATGAAGGCCCCTTAGTGAACACTGACGTAGAAAAAAACGTTTCAAATCAGATGGTTGTAAGCAGGAAGTTTTCCGTTGCGCCCATGATGGATCGGATCCACCGGAGAAATAATCTCAAATAAATCAGATAGTTGGAGTGCGATTACTGCTTGCTGTAGCGAAAATTAAGCAGTGACCGGTGAGAAAGGGCGTTTTGGCATGAATTCAGGAGACGCGGCGAAGCGATCGCCCCATCAACTTACTGTGTTCCGATTTCGCTTTTGAGTGCTGCTCATCCAGATATGCGGCCAGGTCGTTCAGGTGAACCCCGCGCGCCGACTTCTGACTGCTTTCCATCTTCACCAGCGGCAGGTCGATTTCCCCGGCCGCGACCTTCAGCTTCATCTTTTCCGGCGTCAGGTGGCTGAAGTAATCAGCACACACCCGCTCAAGCGGAATGATCGCCATGCCGCTGTATTGGGCCATCAGCAAAAATACTGTGTTCATGTTGGCTACCTCCGTCCGGGGTCTATGCGGGGTTGAGTGGTTGGGAATGAGCAAGCTCATGGGCAATGCGGTACAGGTTCTGGTCGCCTTCCTTCAGCACCTCAAGCAGCAGTCGCTTCTCCGCCAGGTAGGTGACGGCAAACGCTGGATCGCGCTCGACGATGCTGCGAGTGTTGCTGACAAGGTCGGCCAGCTTGATTGTCTTTGCTTGCGGACTTGCCCGCGCGGTATGCGCCAGATCGATTGCCTTGCGCGCCGCTCGGTTGCCGTCCTCGGGTCGAGACACATCGGTTAGCTGCTCAACGTATGCCGCAACCACCGTGCCGAACTGTTGAGCGATTATTGACAGCTCGACTTGGGTGTCCTCCACGACGTCATGCAGATGGGCAGCAACAATCATTTCTTTGGTGAAGCTTGTCGCATGCTCCTGAATCAGCTCGGCAACCTCAATCGGGTGAAGGTAGTAATCCTCCCCGGTGTATTTTCGCTTCTGACCCACGGCGCAGTGCGCGGCGATGCAAAAAGCCTGGGCTCGCATTAATTCGGACACAGAAATCTCCCGCCCGCCGTACACCGGCAGGCATATGGATAGATGGGGAAGGGGTTAGGAAAACAGGTCGGGCGGCGGACGCTTGGCCCGGCGAAGCGGAAGGTTGTGTTTCGGGTAGAAGTTTCGGCGTGCCGCAAGCCAGGCTTTGTAGCCCCAGCCACTGCGAGTTCGGTAGGGATACGACTCGTCGATCGCTTTGCTGGTCGCCAAATCATCCATGCCTTCAGCCTTGCACCGCGAATACATCGATTCCATCCGCTGCCAGCATTCGGTGTACCAGGTCATGCCGCCTCCATTGCGCCGATTTTGGCTGCGGCCACGGTGATTGCTCGGAGAAGCGCGCCGGCACGTCCAGACTCGTCAACCCAACCGATGATCTCACCGATGCCGCGGCGGTCTGCGCAGACGCATTGCTGCTTTGGAAACCACTCAACGTTGATGTCGAGGATGGCCGCGAGCCGGAGGGCGTCGTCACCCTTGGAAAGTGGGCGCCACAGTAGAGAAGTCTTGCGATTACCAATCCGCAAGCAGTTGCGCCTGGATTCGTAGCAGAGGATCGGGCCTATGCCTGCCGCCCTTGCTGCCATCTCCAGCAGCGTTTGGTCGGTCATGCTGCCTCCTTGGCGCGCTGCCACCAGTGCCAGGCTCTGGACATGTACCGATCCAGATAGCTTCCATTGCTCAGGCGTTGGCTCTGGCACCACTCCAGCGTGCAGCTATGGTCTTCGGCGTAGGCCTGTTCGAATTGGTCTCGGCTGGTCATGGCGAAACCTCGGGCGCTTCCGGAATCTCCTCGAACTTGTAGGTCTTTATGACCCGCTCTTCTACGCCGGAAACCTTGATGAACTTCGCCTCTTCAACCCAAGGGTAGGCGTCTGGCTCGCCGTGCTTACCGCCCCCGCTCATCTCGCAAAAGGCAAGCGCACGGCCATCGGGAAGGATGAACGCTTTCACGTCGACCTCGTAATTCCGCTCCCAACTGTAATGGCACCAGGAAGGGATGCCGCGGACGTCTTCGGCTTCGTAACGGACCTCGTTGATGGCGTCGTCGTGTTCATTTTCATCAAACAGAGAGTCCAGCAGATCGCCCGGTGCGGCAGCCAGATACGCCAGATCTACGACGTCATCATTCGTGGCGGTGTAGGCGTACCCAAATTCTAGGCCTTTGCGCATGACGAGCAGCTTTGCCAGCTGGGTTGGTGAGAGTGCATTCAGGGATTGGTGAATTGCTGAATCGAGCATGACTTCTCCTTCGCCGCGCTCAGGCGCAGCAGGCAATAGGGATAGGGTGGGGCCGAACGGGCGGCGGGTTTACTCGCCTTCGTTGGCGAGCTGATTCAGGCGCTGAAAGGATGTGCCCGGGATGCCCTGATTTTCTTTCAGCGATGGCTGCAACGAGCCTGAGCTTCCTTCGTACTCCTGCAGCTCTTCGAGGAGGGCGGCGGATCGCTGGCTTTCCCACTCATAGCCGCGCTTGGCTTTGGTCAGTTCCGCTTCCAGCTCATCAACCCGCTGATCGGCGATAGTCAGGCGCTGCTGGAGCTCTTCGCCCACTTCTTTGTTGTGGCTCGCTACCCGCTTGCAGTAGTCGCGATCAGTACTGACACGCTCCACCTCAGCCTTGAGGGCGTCACGCTCGTCCCATGCTTTCTGCAAATCGCGCTTATGGTCCTGATACTTGGCCTTGAAGTCGGCCTGCAACCGGGTGACGTGGGCGCGGTCTACTAGTTCGACCAGTGCATCACCGGTGTAGCCTTCGTAAAGCTCCAGCAATTCGGCTTTCGTCAGTCGAATCGCGTAGCGGTTGCCCTTGACGCTGTAGCCCAGAACTTCCACCTCCACGCCAGCAGGCGGCACAGGGGCGGCGGCAAGCATGGCCTGATAGGCTGAAACCAACAGTTGGTCTGGGTGAACCGTGGCATAGCCCGCGATAAGCATTTCCTCGGTCGGCCTAACCGGCACAAGTTTCCATTCCTGACTCATAACCCCTCCTGCGGCGCAGCAAGCGCAGCCAATGCCTTCTCCAGTGCCTCTTTCTGCTGGATGCCGAGACTTTTCCCAAGGTTCGCCATTACGGCGTCATACCGGCCGACCAGCTTGTTCTGCGACTTCTTCAGAGCATCCCGCAGCAGGCCGTCCAAGAAAGCGTCATCAGCTAGCACCCGGCCAAACGCGCGATCAACTGCTCGGCGCACAGCCTCGGTGTTGCCGGTGATCGCCTTGTCGACCTCCGCATCGATCTTGTTCTTCGTGGGGCTGCCATAGTTCATGCGCTCGCCAATCTGTTTGCGCACAGCATCAGTCACTAGGGAATGAACAGCGTGGTCGCTCAGTTCCAGTTCAATTTTCAAAGCAAATCTCCTGAGTATCCCGCTCACCGTCAGCCCGCATGGCGTCAATGGCGTATTGGTTGATTTCTCTTGCAATGATCAGCGCTTGCGCCGGGGTCAGATGAACCTGAGGCAAACGGTGAAGGCTGATTCGATGCATACCGTCACGACCCAGCAGCACCGTGGCTCGGACTTGTTGAACTGGTTCAGGCATATCGATATCCCTGTAACCCAATCAGGTTACTTTTCGAAATGTAACCTCTGGAGGTTACTTTGGGGTAGCTATTGGATCGCGGGGCGGGCCGGCGAGGGCAAACTGTTGTCGGATTCGATAAATCCGGTGCTTTTCACGTCCCCGTCCATAGCACTGATGAACATCACCTCCACCTTTGCTGAGTCCACCAAGACCTTAGCCACCTCTGCGATGGCCTTGGCGCGGTCGATCTCCATCGGCTTTTCGGGGTCTTGGAGCGCTTCCAGGGTGGCGAATAGGTGGTTGCGCAAATCAGTCATCTTGTTTTTCACGGGAAACCTCGCTGATTGCTCTCTTGAGCTTTCCAAGTTGGCGAATGGTGTCTTTGAGTTCCGGCGGGTACCGGTGGATGGTATTGCGGCGCATGTTTTCTGCCCGGGTGACGAGCTCGAGGTTCCCGATCTCGATGTTCTGGGTGTTGCGATCCTTGAACACGACAAGGTGTCCAGAAGGGACGGCGCCGTGCTCTTCCTCCCACAGAATCATGTGCACCGACTTCCACCGCTTTTGTGGCAGGCCGTCGTCACAAACCTTCCGCTGGCGAATTCCGTCTTTGGTGACTCGCTCCGTTCCGATAGGCATGTGTAATTGAGCGGCGCGGCCGTTGAGCGTGCCGGACTTGAACTGCGTTTCGGCTGATCTTCCGCCTGAGTGAAAACTGATGCCTTTGTTCCAGGATGTGTGGCCTTTCTGGAACCGGCAGCCGGCGCCGGGATTGTCCTCCCGCCGAAGTCGGCACGCGTGCTCGCTGGCGAGGTAGGCATCGCTGCGCTTCAGACCTAGTGCATGCGCCTTGTTATAAATTGACCAAGTGGGGCGGTCGAACGCCTTGAGCAGCTCGGGCATCGGCGTGTCCGGATACAGATCGCGCAGCCTTGACTCATCTTCAGGTGTCCAGTGCCTGCGGCGTTGAACTGGTGCTGCCTCCGCCTGTCGCGCCCTGGCGTGCTCGAGCGCGCGCATTGCAATTTGATTCATGCGGGATCCTCGCCAGTGGCGTGATTCGTGGAAGTGGGGTATTTACTTACGTGGCGGCATGGGGCCGCTTTGGAGTAGTCGTGAACAGAACGGAATTGAAAAAGTTTCTACGTATACCGGATGAGCATGAGTTCAAATCCGGAGACGGCATGATTGAAATCACAGTTGGCGTAGACACCTGGAATTATTACGAAATAGACCAAAGCGGGAAGACGGTCGCCCATTACTTGGTCGTTCAGACTACTGACTTCGAGGGCGGCGGTTCTCTGACTTGGAAAAAAACTAAGCGGAACTGAACGTTGGTGATCATGCGGCTGGCTCGGCATCGTGGAACACATCCATCTGCGCCGCGCCATCAAGCCAGGCTGCGTCGATGCGCGCTCTGGCCATTGCTGCGTATTCGGGGTTTAGCTCACACAGGATCGACCGGCGGCCTTCCTGCATTGAAACAAGCGATGTGGTCCCGGCGCCGCCGAACGGGTCCAGGACCACACCACCGCGCGGCGCGCCGGCCAGAATGCAAGGCCGGATCAAGTCGGGCGGGAAGGTGGCGAAGTGGGCGCCCTTGAAACTGTGCGTGGCCACCGTCCAGACGCTGCGTTTGTTTCTGGTCAGCAGATCCCAGCTGCTCGGCTCTCGATCTGGTCGATGCGTGCCCTTGCTTTGTCCTGGAATCGTCTGCTCGCGCTTCGATCCTTCACGCTGGAACGAGTCGCGATTCGACCTGGCGGAACCATCCTTGTGGAAAGCGCCGTGGCCGCCCGCTCCGGTCGATGTGTCCCACCCGGCCGGCACGGTCACTCTTGGCTTTGGTACCGCATCGAACCCATGACCGAAACCCACACCTGTCGGCGTCGGCCCGTAAGCTGCCGGCTCGCGGATCGCCTGCATGTCGCAGTGATACCGCCGCGACTTGCTCAGCAGGAACAGGTACTCGTGAGCTTTGGTGCAGCGGTCGCGCGTCGATTCAGGCATAGGGTTTGGCTTGTGCCAGATGATGTCTTGTCTCAGGTACCAGCCGTCATCCTGTAGAGCGAAAGCCAATCGCCACGGCATTCCCATCAGGTCCTTCGGCTTGTATTCGGCGTGGCTCGTGATCTTGGCTTTCCGCTGGCTTGCCATAGCCTGGCGCTGACTCAGCGCCGACACGCCCAATCCCATGTCATCGCGGTCATGCGCGCCCCAACTACCGGCATAGCTGTCACCCATGTTCACCCAGATCGTGCCGTCGTCGCGGAGTACTCGACGCACTTCACGGAACACGGCGACTAGTCGCGCGATGAATGCGGCGGGCGTTTCTTCCAGGCCGATCTGACCCTCTACGCCATAATCGCGCAGGCCGAAGTACGGCGGACTCGTCACGCAGGTGTGAACCGACTTGTCCGGCAGCGTGCGCATCATCTCAATGCAGTCGCCGACCAGAATCTGATGCTGCTGGCTCATGGTTCGATTCCATGCGATGGGGAAAATGGCCTACGCTTACCGCTCCACAGGAAGGGATACGGTCATGAGCGAAGACAGGGAAAAGGTTTTGCGGATGGCGTTGAAGGCGGTGCTGCTTGCAGCGCAAGAGCTATACGTCGACGTCGACGAGCTCACCGAGGCCGCGATTCAATCGATGCTCCAAGACAGATCGTTTGAAGGTGAGGATATTGCCCAGGCCAGTTCTGCGATTGAGGTTGCGGCTGATGCGCTCGATTACGACGGGGTGGAGGGTGGAGGGCGGCTGATGCGCTGGTGTGATCAGAATTCGCTGTAACAGGCTTGCCCAATGCGCCCAGACTTGGGCGAGTTCTTCAACGCCTGTTTATAGCTGGTCTTCGCCTCTTTTTGCGTAGTGCACCAATTGCCCACCGCCCGGCTGGTCTTGAACCTGAACTGTCGATCCTTGCTCCACCAGCTTGTTCCGCGATGCTCCAGCCTTGGCTTTTCGATCCCCAGCCACACCGCAAAAGAGCAGTCGATATCCTCGTCCAGATACTGCTGATATTTCGTAAGCTTGGGGAGTGGCGGCATCTTGCGCAGCGCGAAGAGCTCGCCAACATCAGTCGCGCGGTAAACCACTTCGGACTGATCACAGAACGCCGGTGGCTTTCCGCATTTCATCAGACCTTGCGCAACCAGCACATCCAGGTTGTTCGCATCGTCGTAGCCGGGGCTGGTCAGGAAGTAATTTCGAGACACTGCCCGGTGATACCGACTCTCCGGCCGAATACCCAGCGTGTGCCAAAGCAGGCCGAGTTGAGCCTCGCTGATTTGAAATTCACTCATGGCAATGCTCCATGCAGAATCAAGCCTCCGAAAGTTCGGTGGCGAATAGGTTGGTGGTGGGCTATACGTGGTGACCGGCATGGGGCCGGGTCAGGGAGTAGTGATGCGGGATGAAGTAGGGCTTTCTGGAAGGTGCGGTTTCACATTGCTGGGCATCACTGTCCTTGGTCTGCCCGTAGGGCTCTTCTTACATGGAATAAGTATTCCGGTCTTTACATGCGTTGCGACAGTTTGGCTATTGGTCTCTGTGATGTTGATCCTTGGGGAGAGTGTGACAGAGGTGACAATTTGGAAAACCTCAATCAAACGCGACGTGAAGGCAGCCCAGCTGGCAAGGGACGAGGCTGAAGCTATTCGCGATCAGCTCAAGACAGTAGCTAAGCTAAATATAGAAAACGCCTATTTGCTAAACAGTATGGTTGCTGGGCTTTACAGTCGGGGACACCCAAGCGGCTTGACACCTCCAGCCTGTGAACACATAGCTGAAAACCTAATGGAGATGACCCCGATAATCTCTACTGATGAGACCATTATTTCTGAGTGGCAACAGAGGATGCGTAATTTAATGCAGAAGTGATTGGTTACTCCTCCCGACCTATACGTAACGCTTCACGCTGATAGGCCAGATCCAGTTTCCGCGCCACGATTGGCAAAACGCAATGCGTGGCGCGGGACTTTGACTTCAGGCTGCAAAGCTACCAAGCGACAGCTTAGCCGCATCACCGATCTGCGCTTCCAGCACCGCCTTGAACTCCTGGGCGATCGCCTCGCGCTGCACTTCCTCGCCAACCCAGCGCAGTTTCAGCACCGGCACAGAGCCGCTGGTGATGACCGAAATGCGCAGGGTGATCAGCTGCTCTGTCAGTCCCTCGAACGGAACGACGTGGAACTGCAGGGCCGCCGGCAGGGTTTCTTTGCTGCGCGCCTCAATCTGGTCCATCGCGCTTCGGCTGGCGCTGGTGTCGCCGACCGTGGTTTCCGACTCGCTGGTAGCTTTGATTGTGATCGTCCGGACCGCAGCGATCGCCTTGGCGACCGGTATTGCCTTTCCTTCATCGTCAACCGGCGTCAGGTATTGATGCCAGTCCTCGATCCAGTCACTGAGGTCTTTCTGGCTCAATCGGCTGTCAGAGATAGCCTGCGCCGCGGCGTAACCCGCGGTTGCCTTGAGCTTGAGCACTGCGCGGTCGTCGGCGTGGCCAGGCGAAGCGATGGTGCCGAGGTTGAACAGCAGAACGCAGCTCATATCGTCCTGATTGATGAAGCCTCGCGAGCCTTCGCCAGCACGGTCGGTCACATAGGCGCTGAAGTCGGCCAAGGCGTGAGTAGAGTAGGTGCCACGGAAGCGGCTGCGGCCTTCCTGGAATTTCTCCAGCTCCAGCACTTTTGCGCCTTCCGGCAGCACCGCAGTGGGCGTGAACGTTGGCAGCGCTTTACCGGTGGCTTCGAGCGCGGTGTCGGTGATGAGTTGAATCGCTTCTTTGGTCAGTGACATTCGTCAGGTCTCTTAATTAGGGGAGTGAGTGGGGCGGGTGGGGCGGGTGGATCAGTCGCGGGGTTTGATTGGAGCTTCGTCGCGCGTAAACAGCTGGTCGTGCTTCTCCTGGAACAGCGAGATTTTTCCGCCGGTACCGACATGCATTGGCGTATCGAGGCTGGTGTTCTCGCTACGCGTGCCGCGCTTGGTCGGCACCTTGTAATCAAGCTGGTGCTTGATCTTCACCTGGTGGGATTCACCGATCTGGCTGAAGTCCAGGGTGATGACCAGCTTCCCTGCCTTACCGTGATCGACGACGCCGGCGGCGACCTCCGACAGGGCGTGGCCGATCTGGCTGGCGAAGGCGCCGCCGTTCAGCTCTTCGAAGAACTCGGTGGTATCCGTAGGGGTGGGCATGGTGCTTTCTCCGAGATGGGCTGCAGCCCGCTTGGTGGGAGTTTGTGTTGAGGATTACGTTTTCGCTGTTGCGGAGATTTGAAGACTCGTTTCAAGCGGATACCTTCACTTGGTTCCAGGCGCCGACCGAGGCGAATAGGGCGGAGAGCTGCGCTTCCGGTATTGGCACAATGCCTGGCACCGCCAGCCATCCCATACCCACGCGGTGGTTCGGATTACATTCGTCCTTCACCTCGTTGTAGAAGTGCTCGACCACGTCGGTCAGGCTTGCAGCTCGGTGAATGCCGTCCGGCCTGATGTCGATTGACTTGATGTACTGGGCGCCGTCCTGACGTACGCAGATGCCGGCGATGTATATCGTCCAGCGGTGTGGGATATCGCACAGAGCCTCGGCGACCTGTATCGCGCGGATCTGCTTGCCGTTCTTCCAGCTGACCATGATCTGCAGACCGCTTGGATCAATGTTGATCACGGCGGCATGGTTGGTGCTCAGGAGCGAACGAAGACTGCGAGCAACCTGGGCTTTCCGGTTGCAGGGCTTGCGCTTGCTCATATCGCCTCCGTGATCCGGCGTATCTGCGTGCGTTCGGCGGGGTTCAGCCGCGGGCGCTTCCGCTTCAGTACCGTTTCGGGGTCGATGTAAGTACTGCGAGCTGCTGGCGGTCGCTGCTCTGGGAACGATTCGAGCGGTTGGATCTTCTTACCGGTTGCCATGAAGTGGTCAATCTGGGCGCGAAGGTCCTCGATGATCTTTTTGCGGGGATCAGCCTGAGGGGCGAAGTTCACTGGTGCATCCCGTAGAAAGCGAATGCAGCCAACGTCAGACCGAGCACAACGGTCCAGCGAATAGTCCAGCGGGCGATGTTGCCGACGGTCACCTGCGCTGCCTGGGCGAAGTCCGCCACGTTCTCGAAACTCTGCGCCGCCTGGCAGGCGCTGTTGTGGCCCGCGACCTCGGCGCGCTCGACGCCGGTCTGGCGATCAAGCACGCCGAACAGGTTGTTATGATGCGGCACCACCACGAAGCGCGGCTTCGCGTTGAACTCAGCCGTGGCCTGTGCGGTGCGTTGGCGCAGCACATCGAGGATGGCGCGCTTTTGTTGAATGGTCTGACTCATGTCCTTTCCTCAGATGGTTGCGTGTACTCGTCAGCGCTCTGACCGCCTGCTATTTGCCGTTGGGCGCAGGGGAGAGTGCTGGCGGGTAAACGCCGTGTGAAAAAAAGCCCAGTCGAAACCGGGCTTTTCTTTCATCCAGGGTTCAGTACGCCTCCGTACGTGAACCATTCGCCTGGCGCTGCATGTGGCAGGGCCCGGTAGCTGTCGTTTACATGGCTGCAAATCCTCCGTGTGAGAGTGAACCGTCAAGCAATCCTTGACGGTTGGGCGCAGGGGGCCAGCCTGGGCTGGTGTATGCTCATCCGCGCGGTTCTGCGAGTTGTAAATTACTGGTTTACAACTGGCCGCATTGGGGCGTGACCTGCCGTCCGGGGTAGCCTGTCCGGATTACCGGTCGAAACCTGCTAAATCACCTGCCTCCCCTTGAGAGACATATGTTTTTAGGTGCAGGCAAGTCACGCTCCGATGCGGCCTGCCGTGGGGAGTACTAGGGAATCGGGCAGTTTTCGTCAGGCTGACGCTGGCGCTGGTTGTGAGGTGGCGAGTTTTTGAGCTTTCTTCAGCGCACGCTCGAAACTCTCGAAGTAGTAGGTCTTCTCTGGCTTGAAAACACCGCCGACGTACAGCACGGTTGCTGCGGGATCTCGCTCAAGCTCACGTCCGCCAACGAATCCGCGAGGGCGGCAATCGGCGATCAATATGCCGTCCCTTGGAAGGTGTTCGCCAAATCCCAAAACCGTCACACCTGCGGCTTTGCATGCTTCACGCCGCGCTTTTTTGAGCGCCAACAATCCATCATCTCGGGTGTAGAGCTTCATAGACTTGCCCTCCTGGGCTCGTTTGCCATCCCGCTGCCCACTCATCGAATGGGCAGAAGTGATGCTTCAGGCTGCTTCCTGCGGTTCGTCCTTCAGATACTTTTCTCCGCAGAACATGCAGAAGTTCGCTGTCAGGCTCATGACCTTCTTTTTGTCCTTGAGCACTCCGTCGCGGTTTGCCATCTGGTAGGTGATCTCGAAAGGCATCACCTGCCGATAAGCCATTTCGCCGTCACCGAACATCAGCGCGTAGCCTTGAAGCCTGGCCTCGATGTTCATAGCGCCCGCTGGGAGTTGTTCAGGCAGCGCCTCCTGCAATCGCTGCTCGTTCTTCTGTTTGCACTCGCACATGCCGATCTCCTAGAGTTGTCAGCGAGGCTTTACCAGCGGCCAGATCAGCACCAGGATCAGCACCGCAAGAAACCCGTCGGCGCACATGCTGATGATTCGAGACACCGAGTCGATCACCACCACGCCAACGAGCAGGGCCATGATGAGGAACGCCCGCAAGCGGCTCCCCATCTGTTTGACCCAAACCATCAGTCTTCGAAGTCTTTCAGGTTCAGCCCTAGCCACTTGGCGGCTTGCTCCAGGGCTTTGCGCTCGGCGTCGTCGATGCCGCCTTCATCTGCAATGGTCAGCATGATGTTCATCACCGTTTTCGCTTCTTCTGGTGAGTGCTTCAGATCGCTCAGTTCTTTCTCAGCGTTCTGACGCAGGATGCGGCGGCCACCGTCTTTGAAGTCCGCTTCTGCACGGTCGATCGTGTCGCTCAGCTCGGCGCCGAAGCCCTTGAGCAGCGGGTTGTTTGCGATCAGCTTCTCGGTTTTCTTCAGTTCCGATTCAGCCAAGTCGCCGTCAGCAGCGGCGATGAAGATCGCGCCATAAACGACGGCCTGCATCAGGTCACGGTTCACGTTTTTCGACATGGCCGCGGTTGCCTCAGCAGACGCCTTTTTAAACTTCTTTCCGAAAATTCCTAACATGGTGATGCCTCGGGTTGGGGGATTTTCCAATGCAGCCTGTTGCCAAGCTGCATCAGTGAAATCGTCCATCACGCATACATCCGCACGGTGACGTAGCCGTTGCTAGCCACAACGTGCTCCCAGCGATTGAAGTAGACGAGGGCGCCAAACTTGTCGATGGCTGCCTGCTTCACTTTGCTGACTACTTCGTCAGCGCGCTCGCCTGTATCTGGCAGGGCAAGCCATTCGAGGCGCTTGCCGTTGCTGAGGTGGTTGTCGATGTTGAACTGAGCCATTTCCTATCTCCGGTTGATTTCCCGTCTGGCCCTCAACCTCGAAGGCCAGCCAGTGAAACCTGGTAGCGCTACGCCGCCGATGGCTTCGCCCTTTCGTGTCTTCGGCCTTGAGCTTCCCTGTTCACCCCGCGTAGATCGGCTTCGGCGGTGTGGTCGTGGGGTCAAATGTTCGCTACACGACTGACGACTGCAGCTCGGTGGCCCGGTTGGTGTGGGGCAGTCCGTCGTGGGTTGCCGGTCCGTGTTCCGGCAGGGCTTGCTACTTCATTGCCTGGATCCTCCTGTGGTGTTGTGCGAGCGATGCCACGATGTATCATCGAGACAACCGCTCAAGGGAATGGCAAATGGCTACTGATTGGGTTACCGAGCAACTGCGCAAGGCGTTCATACAAGTCAACGCTAAGGCTGAAAGAGAGGAGACCAAGCAAAAGAAGCGAAGAGTTCGCAATGAACTCAAGGCGCGATCCAAGGCGGTGGCAAGAGCGGTTGAGGAGTCGGCCAAGTTCGCACAGAGCCAGAAAATCAGGCCATGCCACGAATGCGGTACGCCTGCGAAAGCAGACCCGGAGTTCTTTTTGAATCCTGTGATGTGCCAGAGGTGCAAAGACCGTTCCCGTGATGTCGACCTTGGCATTCACCCTCGGAAGCGTGATGACTTTTCTGAAATCACTGTTTTCAAGGGCGGGGCGCCTGGTCTTGGGCGCCGCAAATAACCAGGCACGCAACTGGCGTAAGCCTGGTCCATTTCTCTAAATGTCGATCTGCCCGCCGCACCGCCGAATATCGTACGGCTCAGAGTGCAGATCGCGTTCCCACCAAGATCCGAGGTTGATACGGCAACGCTTAGGGAGGCTCTTGCCTATGAGCGTGCTAGCTACCTTTCCCACCTGATGGTGTGTTGCGCAGTTTTTTAAAGAGCGGTACCGCTTGCTTGGGTTCTGATAACTCAAGTTATGGAAATGATCATAACCTAGGTTTGTTTTGTGTCAATAACCAAGGTTATTTATTTTTGAGGAGGCGTAAAAAAGCCCGCACGTAGCGGGCAAAGAGGGAATCGAATTTTCAGTCTTCCTTCGGTACGGTCCAGAAGACCTGAACATGACCGTCGTCACGGTGAGCAATGGTCACATGGTCATTCTCGGCAATCTCGTCCAGCAGTTGATCCCAATCCTCAGGCCTGTCCGTAGGTAATCGCTCCAGCAGCGCGGCCTTGGCTTTCTGCGCTTTGGGAGAGTTGATGATCGCCTGGACGCGCATGCCGAGCATGCCGTAAGTGGTCTGAGCTGCTGGTGGAATCGAGTTTGCCTTTGCCATGTGTACCTCCGTTTACTGTATTTGCATACAGTATTTCACGGTAGGAAATTTCGCAATACGGATGGAGTACAAATGTGCTCTTTCGGCGCGCGAGCACAAAAATGCCCGCGCTGGCGGGCATTGCTGACTTATGAGAACGATGACCAGCGGGCACCTCATGGCCCAAGCGCATCGAGGGCATTTTAGGGCTGAGGAGGGAGTACCCTGCCGTAGTCTTTGGGCAGTGACTTGGTAGATCTCAGGTCAACTTGAACCGCCTTGACTTTAACCGCCGCTGCTCGCTTGGCGGCGTTGATCACCAACTCACCCCGCAAGTGATGCAGAGAAAGCATTCCCTCGAACAAACCAAGCATTTTCACCATGACGAAACAGGTAGTGCTAGCTATCAGGAAGCAGGCAATGCTCGCATAAGTCAGGCCGTACCATTGATCTGTGAGCGATTCGAGGCGCGCTTTCAGTGCGGAACTGATGATGATGACCAGCATGGCGAAGATCGCACAGCTCAATAGCGCGACCCAATAATGCTGCTGCTTGGTCAGGGACCGCGTCAGCCTCTCCGCTTCCGTCGGGTTCAACTGATCTGACTGCAAAAAATTTGCCGTGATCGGCATTACCTGGACAACAGCGGCACAAAGAAAGCCCAGAAAGGCTATCAGCCCCTCTTTCATGTCGAACCAGAACGCCAAAGGCGTCCAGAATGCAGCGGCTACCCCAGACGCAAGAGGGAGGATGACCGCAGCTATTTTGGAGAGAATGATGAGCCGCATGATGCCTACTCGGGTATTTTCCCATTTGCAAGGAAATTTGAATACGCTTCAACTGTAGCACGCTGCACATCAGTGGGGTCTAAAAGCGTACCAATGATCTGGTTCTCCCCATCCTGGGCCTTAATTAGGCGGATAGAAGCGTTATGGTGCAGCCGGATCGAGCCGTCTGCACCGATTTTTCCACCCTTTGCCTTTACCTGCAGCTGACTGTCTGGCAGGTTTCGGAGACCTGTTTCGAGCTGTGCAAGCGCGACACGATCGATCTTTCTCTTCTTCGTTTGGAACCCGATGTGCACCTGGACATTGAGCTCGGCATCGGGAGGCACTGTTTCCATGAGGGAGGCTACGTTGGCGTCTCCACCGAGTAGTTCGCTTAAAATCTTTCTCGCCGTCGCCCACCCAGTCCTCCTACCGGTATCAATCTGTCCGGCCTGAGTCACTTCGCTGACTCTCTCCACGGTCTGGAGAGGCTGATCGGGAATCGTTGGCGGCGGCGTTGCTACGCCTCCGATGATGATTTCTTGGATATCCTCCAGGTCCCCTCCGACTTCTTCCACATCAAATTTCGCATTCAGCGTGATAGCGGCCGTAGCTGGCAGAACCGAGGTTTTGTTTTTCAGTAGCCACGACAAGTATTCTTCGAACTCAGCGGTTTTGAGCGACATACTCTGGACGATAAATGCATGGTCGTCCTTCACCATCCAGAACATCTCAGAATGGACATACTCTGATTGTTCAGGCGCTCGCAACTGATGGACTGGGACGAGCTCGGCGGTATCGTCTGCTGTCTGACATAACGCCTGAAGATGGCCCTTTGTGAAGTGCAGAATATCGCCGAACACAAAGTTTGTATGTTGGTCGGAGTCGGTGTACCAGTTGATAAATAAGCTGTCGTTTCCTTGCTCATAAAGCCGCTCGAGGTATCGGCTTTTTATGGCGCTTCCAGATTGTCCGATGGAGTCCATCGCAGATCGGATCATGCTCTCAAGCGTTGTGGTCACCCCGTCAGGACGGGAAAATTTTCTGTAATGGATTGTGACTGGTTTGCGTTCCGATGCCATTTTCACTATTCCCTTTAAGTGTGATTTCTTTAGGTTATTGCATCGGAGATGCTGGTTCCGCGGCATCCCTGAGACTTTGTTTTATCCCACCTACGTACCCAGCCACCTCTCAAATCCTACCCAAAACCTTGCTGGGGCCGAGAATGGCGCCTACATAGTGGATCGTCTGTATCTTCGTCCATGGGATCGTCACCCGCTCGTACGCAGAGTTGATCGACATCAGGCTCACGCCCTCATCGTTCTGAAACAACAGCTCCTTGACCATGCTCTGCTCATCGACTGTCGTGACCATCACGTACTCACCAGGCACGAGCCTGTGATTTGGCTCGCACACGGCAACCCAGCCGCTCCGGATCGCTGGCGCCATCGAGTCTCCGCGAAGGAGTAGGGCGTAGGCATCGGCATCGCGAGACCAGGTCTCAACCCAGCCGCCGGCGTCCTCAAGTCCCACCCAATGACCGTCCGGGCCCATCTGGGCAGTGCCCATGATGTCGATCTTTCGAGCGGCTGTGGTGATGGGGGGGCCGGGCTCAACGTTGGATTGGTCAGCCGCAGGTTTCGAGTGGTGTGCTCGGCCATTCTCGCCCGTCGTCAACCATTCCGCCGTCACGCCTAAGGCGCGACCTATATCCACCATCTTCTTAGAGGTGGCATTCCGGCCGCTTTCAAGGTGTTGGATTGTTACTTGGCTGACGCCCGCGCGCTCGGCCAGCTGCGCCTGACTCAGTTGCAGTTCCGTCCGCCTACCCAGTATTCGATCTTTGAGCGTTTCGAGCTTCGTATTCATGCCCCGAAGGGTAAAACACAGGTTATTGGTACTCAAATAACATGTGTTTGCCTTGTTCATAACTTGAGTTATCATTCCGTGTATGACTCATAGGGGCACGAACATGCCGAAGAAAGAAAGACCCGTCGAAAAAGTGGTTCGTTTGGCCGGTGGTCAAGCAGAGCTAGCCCGCCGCTGTAACACGAGTCAGCCACGTATCTGGCAATGCGTTCATCGCAATCAGCGCGTTCCAGCGGATCTCGTGATCCCTTTCGAGCGCGCCGTCGCTGGCCAAGTAACCCGACACGAGCTGCGTCCCGATCTTTATCCGAAAGAAGAACAGTCTCATTCGGCCGTTGCCAGCTGATCCGGTAGAAACATTTTGCAACGCGTGCTGGCAGTGAGCCACTTAAACAAATTTGAGGTTTTAGGGATGCAGGATTTTCTGAAGGCGTGTGACGCGGTTGTAGACGAAGCGGACACCAAGAACCTCGCGACGTTGATGGGCATGCCCCCCGTCAGCCTGCTCCAGCGAGCAAATGCGAACTACGACAAGCACTGGTTCAACGTGAAACACCTCTACGCGCTACTGCTGCACACGAACGATATGCGCCCGCTTGAAGCGCTGGCGGGCGAGTTCGGCTACGCGATCGTGCCGCAGGTGCAGCCCGCCGCAATCGACATTCATCAGGCATTGGGTCGCGCGGCGTTGGAATTTGCCGAGGTGACAGTGGAGACACATGCCGCCATGTCCGACGGCCGGGTAGACCAGATCGAGCGCGCTCGAATCCTGAAGGAGATTGCCCACGCAGAAGAAGCGCTGGCAACGCTGAAAGCATCAGTGAAGGTGGCCTGAGATGGATATCGTCGAGCTCACGCTGGCAGCACTTTATGGAGCTGGCGCCGTGATCCTGCTTCGGAAGCCGTTGCGTGAGAAAAGCCAAACCCAAGCCTATCCGGTCAGTCGGGTTGTTTTCGAGCGTGCGCTACCCGATTCAGATCGCCTGAGGCTTTTGGATGAGGCTCGCGCCGCCGTTATAGATGGCCGCTTAAGCCAAGCCAACCAGCTTGAGGATGATCGCGCCGCCAATCAGGCAAGCAAGCCAGGGGCCGAATTTGAAAACTAAGTGCTTGTACTTTTCCCAGAGCGCCCTAAGCGGCGGGCGATCGAACCCCATCACCAAAATCATGGGTTCGTCATGGATGTACGGCTTCAAATCCCAATGCTTCGCCTTCCAGCGAGCAAACGCTTCCTTTACCCGTTTCATGTCCGGCCTCCGAGGCCTTTTCGTGTGGAAGCAAAAAGCTACCACGGATGCGCCGGGCTCCTAAATCGCAGGCACAAAAAAGCCGGGGTGCAACCCGGCTCTTTCAACAACACATGTGAGGTCCGATTATGCACACCACGGCCACCCAGAGCAATAGCCCGCCTGATTCGTCAGTTTTGGCAGGGGTACGAAATATGTCGCGTCAGGTTATGTCTTCTCGCGAGATCGCCGACTTGGTTGGTTCGCGCCATGACAGCGTGAAGCGAACCATCGAACGCCTTGCCGAGCGCCGCACTGTGAGTGTTCCACCATCGGTGGAATACCTCGATGGGTTAGGACGCTCAGCCACTGAGTACCAGATCTGCAAGCGTGACAGCTTCGTGATCGTCGCTCAGCTTTCACCTGAGTTTACGGCCGCGCTTGTTGACCGCTGGGCCGAACTCGAATCGCAGAACATGGCATCCCTTCCCGACTTCTCGAACCCTGCAGCGGCCGCCCGCGCCTGGGCGGAGCAATTCGAACTTCAGCAGGCGGCAGCGCAAGAGTTGCGCATTGCGGCTCCCAAGGTTGCGTTCGTCGACCAGTACGTCGAGGCAGCGGGCTCGATGAGCTTCCGCCAGGTCGCGAAACTGTTGAACGCCAAAGAGCGCCAGTTCCGCCAGATGCTGCTGGACAAGGGCGTCATGTACTACCTCGGCGGCGTCCTTACACCCTGCAGCCAGCACCAAGCGGCGAAACGTTTCGAACTCAAGACCGGTACCAGTGAAACCAACGGACACGCATTCGCCCAAGCGCGGTTTACCGCCAAAGGCGTGCAGTGGATCGCGAGTGTTTGGGCCGCGTATCAGCTGGAGCAAGGTAATTGAGCACTATCATCATGAGCGCCTGCTGGCCGCTGCAAGGCATGAGCGGGCCACAAAAGGCTGTCCTTATCTCGCTGGCGGACAACGCCAACGATGAGGGCGTGTGCTGGCCGTCCGTGGCTCGTATTGCCCAGCGAACTTGTTTGGGCGAGCGTACCGTTCAAGCGGCAATCAAATGGCTTACGCAAGTCGGTCTGCTGTCAATCCGTGAGCGCATGGGTCGTTCGACAATGTACACGCTGACCCCCGCAGCTTACGCACCCCCGCAGGAGATGCACCCCGCAGCAGACGCACCACCACCCCCGCAGGAGCGGCACACCACCCCCGCAGCAGCCGCACCCAGAACCGTAATAGAACCATCAAGTGAACCGTCACCTCTTGGCGAAGGCTCGAAATCGGAAGCTCAGGCAAAACCGAAATGCTCGCCTCAAGCGATCGTCGACTTGTTCAACGAGAAGCTTCCTGAATTCCCACGTGTCGTGATGCTCACCCCAGACCGCATTGCCAAGATCACTGCTCGCTGGAACCAGAGCCCTGTTCACCAGGACATGGGCTTCTGGTCTGATTTCTTCGATCTGGTCCGGGAAAGTCCGTTCTTGATGGGCGCCGTCACTGGCAAGGACAAACCGTTTCGCTGCAACTTCGACTGGCTGGTACTGCCATCCAACTTCGTGAAAGTCGTCGAGGGCAACTACCGTGCGTGATCCCTACAGCATCGAATCCGAGCAGAGTGTACTGGGCGCGATGATGCTCCGGCCTGAACTCATCGACGTCCTCTCCGCCGATCTTTCAGCCGAAGATTTCTACCTTGCGGACCACTCGGAGATATTCCGAGCAATCATGGCTCTGCACTCGGACAGTAAGCCTGTCGACGCCCTCACGGTCGGCTCACGCATCGGCGATTTCATCGAGGGCGGCAGCGCTTTGGCCTACGCCGCCGAAATCGTGAGGAACACACCAAGCGTGGCCAATGCCCGGGCGTATGCGGAGACCGTGCGTGAGCGCAGTCTGGATCGTGCATTGATCAGCCTTGGCGCGCGCATCAACGAAATTGCGTTTGGCGACCAGCCGACCGCAGACAAGATTGCGTATGCCCAGTCTGAAGCGCTGGCGCTGGAAGGCGAGTCAGCAACCGCCGAGGTGATCAAGGCAGAAGACATCCTCGACGATTACATCGAAGTTCTGCAGGCTCGTGCCGACCGGGGAGAAGGTATCGATGGCCTGTCCACTGGTATTGATGATCTGGACGCCAAGCTTCAAGGCCTCAAGCCTGAGCAGCTTCTGATCATTGCAGGGCGCCCGGCAATGGGCAAAACCACTCTTGCCATGAACATCGTTTCCGATGCGGCAATCCGTCAGAACAAGAGCGTCATGGTGTTCAGCCTGGAGATGAGCAAAACCCAACTGATGGATCGGTTCATGGCTTCTGAAGGCCGTGTGCCGTTGCAGATGATCAAGAACGGCACAGCCCCCCATGACTATGGCGCGAATCTCATGTCTGCCGCTGGCAAGCTCAAGAGCGCGAACCTGTTCATCTCCGACCGATCCGGCATGACGATCAACCGCATCCGGTCCGCGGCGCGCCGGCACAAGCGACGTTACGGCCTTGACCTGATCGCCATTGACTACCTGCAACTCCTGGATTCTGACCTGTCCGGTGCCATCCGTGAGCAGGAGATCAGCTACATGACCCGTAGCGCGAAGAACATGGCGCGCGAACTTCAGGTGCCAGTTGTGCTGCTCAGCCAGCTTTCGCGCAAGTGCGAAGAGCGCCCGAACAAACGCCCGATCAATTCCGACCTCCGCGAGTCGGGAGCTATCGAGCAAGACGCCGACATCATCCTTTTCGTCTATCGGGATGAGGTTTACAACGAAAACACCGAAGCCAAAGGCATTGCGGAAATCATCATCGGCAAGGGTCGGGATATTGAAACCGGTACCGTCCGCACCGCATTCCTCGGGCAGTACAGCCGGTTTGAACAGCTTGCCGGCGGCTGGGTTGAACAGCCAAAGCAGGAAAAGGTGACCAGCCTTGCCGACCGCTACGCCAGAAAGGAGCGGTTCTGATGGCGTTCACCGAATCCCGTATCCAGCAGCTGCTCGCGGGCCAGTCTTCAACCGCCCAGAAGATCTATCAGCACGTCCCGATCCAAGAACCATGGAGCGCTCATGACATTCATCGGGCAGCGCTGAAGGTGAACGCGACCTGCGTTTCTGTCCATGCGGTGCGCCGTGCCCTCGGGGAGTTGAAAGACGCCGGAATTATTCGCGAACCGGCTGGCAGCAAATTCCAGCGCGATGCCACCACCGTCAAACTCAGGACAGAAAAGACCATGCCGAAGCCAGCAATCGAAGTCGTAACCCCCATCAAAAAGGCCGCAATCAATCCGCTTGACGCCCTTGCTGGACTGTCGGCCGAGGTCGTGACCCTAGCCAATGAATTCGGCGCCCGAATGAAGGCGATGGCCACCCGCATAGAGGAAGTTGCTCTCTCTGTCGAGGCTGAGCGCGAGGGCAGTGCCCAGGCGACGGCAAAGCTGAAACAGCTGCAGAGCCTGCTCAAGGAAATCGGAGGTGCGGCGTAATGAGCGCCCTCGACACGCAAGTAGCCGGCGGCCATTACAAGTCGCTGAGGATCCAGCCGATCGAATACATCCATGCCAACGGCATTCCGTTCGCCGAGGGCAGCGTCATCAAGTACGTAACCCGCTGGCGGGAAAAGGGTGGCCTTGCTGACCTGGAGAAAGCAAAGCACTTCCTTGAACTGCTGATCGAGCTTGAATCGAAAAAGGAGTCCGCATGAAGACCCTGTTTGCGCTGATCGCCGTCGCCCGTTGCGCCTGTTCGCTGATTCAGTGCGCGTATTCCGATCAGGTGCCCCCTGTTGAATATCAGTTTGGGGGTGGCCTGTGAACTCTCACACTACACGCACCAATACCACGACTTTCAAAGCCACCGTATCGGACGCGGAAATCAACGAGGCGCTGTGCAGGCTGCTCGCGAAGAAGCACGGCCACAGCTTGGACAGCGACAACGTCCGCTACAGAGGCTGGCACACCACGAAAACCTATAACGCCATACTTTCACACGAGTGGGAGATTGAGGTGACTGTCGATCATTCTCGGGAGACTGTTGCATGAGGCAGTCCAAGCTGACCAAGGCCGCGCGCGGCCGCGACTGTCAGATCCGCGTGCCGGGCGTGTGCAACGGCAACCCGGACACTACCGTGCTGGCGCATTACCGCCTGGCGGGCACGTGCGGCATCGGGCTTAAGCCGAACGACTTTCAGGGCGCGTGGGCCTGCTCGGCGTGCCACGACTGGGTTGATGGTCGTTCGCGCGGGAAGCTTGCCGATCCTGATCAGGCTCGCCTGTTTCATGCCGAGGGTGTGATGCGCACCCAGGCAATTCTGGTCAGCGAGGGAGTAGTCGCGGCGTGATCACGGCGAAACTGAAGCAGTACAAGCCGCTCAGGCCCCGGGCCAAGCCGGTTGACCGTGAAGGTCTGGAGCAGGCCGCGCTGATGAAAGAGCTCGAGCTCTGCATGCCGGACGTCTTCGCAAACATCTACCACGTACCGAACGGCGGCCATCGGCACAAGGCGACAGCGGCCAAGCTGAAAGCCCAGGGCGTGAAAGCAGGCATCCTCGATCTGGTCCTGACGATGGCCCGCGGCGGATATTTCGGCCTGTACATCGAATTCAAGGCCACGCCGCCCAACGACGCGCCGGTCTCGGCCGGTCAGCACGCTTGCATCCGACGCCTTAATGAGCAGGGCTATCTGGCCATCGTGTGCCGTGGGCACTTCGACGCCATGGAGCACATTCGGGCCTATGTCCTACTCCCTCAGACAGTGGTGGCTGCGTGAGCAAGACCCGAGCCGTGAAACTGTCCGATGCCGAGATCCGTCGGCAGGCCGCCGATCTGTCCGTGCACGACCTGCGTGATCCGCGCCACCCGGGCCTGTACCTGCGCTTCAGGCAGGATCGCCAGCGGGGGTCGTGGTATCTGGTGAAAGGCAAGGCGTGGAATCACATCGCCCGCTGGCCTGATCTGGGTGCCGCTGCTGTGGTGGCTGAGCTGCCCGCGCTGCGTCAGCGGCTGCTGCATGATCCGGAGGCGGCTGTCGCCGTCGGCGGCTTGGCTACGTGCGGCCAGTTGCTGGAATGGTACGGCGATCGTATGGGTCGGGACCGTTCGCTTTCCACCAAGCGCAAGACCGGAGCGCTGTCCGCGATCAAGTGCCACCTGAAGCCACGGCTCGAGTCGACACCGATTCGAAGCCTCACCGCCGCCGTGCTCGATAAGGAGCTGATGTGGCCCGCGCAGCAGGAACTGTCCCTGTCCTACGTGCGTCAGTTGTTCGGCCTGCTAGTGGTCGCGTTCCGTCAAGCGCAGAAGCTGGGCCTGATCGACAGCAACCCCATGGCCGGTATGAAGTTCGTCGACTTCACCAAGGCGCGCATCGTACCCAAGGCGGCCCGGCTGCGCGGTGTGCACCTGGTCGAAGTCGTGCCGATGCTCGCCGATCTGTTCGAGCAGACCCCGGCCGAGGCCATGCTGGCGCTGATGATGCTGTGCCATGGGACGCGCGTCGGCGAGACCCGTCTGGCGCGCTGGAACGATATCTCGATCACTGACGCCGAGTGGTTCATTCCCGCCGAGAACACCAAGACCCGCACGGAGCACCGCCTGCCGTTGACTGCGCAGGCCAAGGCCATGCTGAGCCGGTACCGGGCAACCCAGCTCGCCAATGGCTACGAAGGCATCTACCTGTTCCCGTCACGCCGCGGCCGTGCGCTGAGCGAAGGTCAGGCCAGCAGCGTGTTCACCCGGATAGGGCAGGGCGAATGGACCAGCCACGACCTGCGCAAGGTAGCCCGCACCGCGTGGACTGACCTGGGCATTGACGGGCACATCGGGGAGATGTTGCTGAACCACTCGCTGGGCAAGATCGCCAGCACGTACATCAACACTCAGGCGCGCGCGCAACGTCTGGCGGCTCTGGAGAAGTGGCACAACTGGTTAGATGAACGCGGCTTCAAGGCGATTCACAACCTGACAGACGCCCAATATGAAGATTCGCAAAACCCTGCGCAGGCCACGACCGGCGAGGGCTGCGAGGCTGTTTCTAACATTGTGAATGGCGAGGTTTCAAAAGCATGAATTCAGGAGAAAACGCAGTACTCGTCGCCGGTGTTGATGTGGCAATGGACCGGTTTGAAGGGGAGGTATTGCTGCTTGATGGAGCGGGCAATTGGCGGCGAGTGGGTTTCGGAATACTTCACACCGGCGTCCTTAATTCGTCGCATCAATGCCTGGCTCAGGGCATCGAGACAGTGGAAGCGCCGACCAGCACACGCCCTTGGCTGCGCCAAAAAAAGGGCAGGGCAGCAGCATGAAGAAGAGTCACGGCCCTGCTTTCCGGCGTGAACTGAAGCCGTTGATGGTCTGCGGCATCTGTCGCGGCGCCACCGTCACGACGGGGATGTTCCATCAGCTTGATTGTCTCGCCTGCAACGCATCCGGCTGGGTCTGCGCCGAAACGGGCGACGCGCTGCCAGTCGATGTGATGGTGCAGCAATTGAGCATGAGGTTGCGCAACGTGACTGCCGAGTTGTCCAGGGCGCGCCACGCCCAAGGCGGCGCCCACGAACAGTACGAACAGAATAACCGCCGCGGTGCCGGCGGATCGAACTACACCGGGGATTGAGGGGACGCAGTATGAAGTTGATCAACGCACGTCAAGCGTGGACAGATGCGCAGCACGAATCAAACGCCTCGATTAGCGCAGCAGCGGTTGAGCGAGCCAAGTCCGCAACCGTCATCAAGAAAGAGAAGGCCGCACTTCGGGAGATAATCTTTGCAGCTGTAGGCGAGGACAAGGAAGAGCGCATCAAGGCTGTACGCCAGAAGATCAGCATCGCCGAAACGCGACGGGCGCCAATCGGCCGTTCAACGCATCGCGCTGCTCACCTGATCACCATGGGCAAAGTGCAGCGAGCCATCGAGTCTCTCCCATTCCAGGTACAGCAGTTGGGCCACTACCTGTATCACCCATGCATGACGGCCCTGCATCTGCTCAACGCAGAAAAGCTAATCTGGAATCAGGTGGACTTCTCAGCGCTTACCGACGCCAAGGCAGCAAAGGTCCACTGCATGATCACGGCGGCGTTGCAGTCATATAAGGCGGAGGTGCATGGCGGCCCGCCCTGGGGGCCTGCTCGCGTAGCGGAGGGGATGCAGAAGCTGTACGGGATCACCATCGAGCCAAAGCACTGGAATCGCGACTGGCTCGACGTCTGGAATTTGCTCCACGAATCGATTCGAGAAGTGGATATTCAAGCACAGCAACCAGTCTGGCAGGTGATTCACGCGGAGAAAGGAGAAGCTGCAGCATAAAAGTGTTGCTATGGTGGGGAAATCGATGTACTTTTCCCACACTGCGCAACTTACCTCCAGCGCACGAACAAATCCAAGCCTCGCAATGTGCGGGGCTTTTTCGTCTCTGGAAGGCGCCGCGCACCGGTGGGCAATCCGGGTAAAACTCGGAGCCATCGGCAACGGTAGACGTCTGACTCTTTTGCTTTCCGCCAATCTGCCGTCATAGCTCAGGGTTCAGAGGGTCCGCCTTATAAGCGGAGCGCCCAAGTCGCAGATCATCAGGGCGCCAATTCAGATGTCGAGCAGATCAGGCGCAATGCCCAGGGCCGCCGCGATCTTTTCGCGGGTGGCCTTGCGCGGACTAGCGGCCTGTTCCTGCTGTGCATAAGCTGACTGAGTGATGCCGATACGTTCGGCCACTTGCGCCTGAGATAAGCCGAGATGCTTACGCCAAGCAGCAGCAGCGGAAAGATCCTCTTTGACCATGTACCCGACCACCTCGTTAGGCACCAGATCCTCTTGGGGATGTTCCTTGACGTACTGTGCGTAAGGGATAACCACAAAGGCCGGAGTTCCATCCGGCCCGTTGATAATTTGCACGTTAGTAGGTGTGTTCATCGCGCTTTTTCACCTCTTCGATATTCACGATCTTCACGCTGCCGTCCCAGTCGAACATTACTCGGTAGTTTCCTACCCTGAGTCGGTAGCCGTATTGGTGGTTGGTGAGGCTTTTGATGTTCTGGACATTCGGCATGTAGGCCAGAGCCTGAGCTGCATCGTAGATCTTGCCTTGATCGGCTTTGTTGATTTTGCCGAGCTGCTTCGATGCTTTCCGTGTCCAGTTGATCTTGTTCATGTCTGCCTCGCTGTGTGTGAAGCAATTATAAGTATACCCATAAGTATTAACAAGTATTATTGGTAAAAATACTTGTTAAGGAATGTCGCGCCATTGGATTTACCTGAGCGGCGCCCGACGCGGTACCGCCGGTCGTCACCAGTACGGGAAAAACACCCGCAGTTGAAGCGCCTCATTTCTCTTCTGTGCTGGGGGCGGCTTCGGCGGGCTGATGGAGAGACATCGTTTATTTCCGGTTACGCAGTAGGAAGGGTGACGCTCAATTCGGCAGCAACAGAAAATCCGTCACTTGCATTGGAAAGGGTCAATTTGTACGAACTTTTCACAATTAACATACGCCGTCCCTCCGACGGCTGCTAACCTGAACTCTCTTGGGTTTGGGTAGAGATCGGAAGCTTATGGAGAAGCGTCGGCCTATGAATGGCACTGATGACATCAGGATAAATGTTCAGGACAGCACTGAGCTGAAGTATTGGTCCAATAAGTTTGGCGTCTCTAGAGACGAAGTGAAATCCGCAGTTAACGCTGTGGGCGACTCATTAACTGAGGTTCAGAAGAAGCTTCAGCCTAAGCCGCTGGTGTAGACCGAAAGTTTGGCGATGTGTCGGGTTTTCTGTGGGGAAGGCCAGCACTGACTAGGTCCGGAATGCCCAAAGTCGTTATGAGCCTGATACCCCGATGTACAGGCGTCCTCCGCACAACGGGCGGAAATATCATCAAACCTATACGAGCCTCGGCATTTGCCGGGGCTTTTTGCATTCTGGAGTAGTGATGGACCCAACGGACCTCGGCCCGGGCACTGCCACCTGGTTTGGCGGCACTGGCACCGTCTTGCTTGCTGGCTTCCTCTGGATGAGGAGGTTTCTGTCACGCGACGCAGCAGACAGAGCCATGGACAATGCCGATATCGGGACTGTCCGGCGACTGAATGAATTGCTCGACTCAGAGCGCACTGCTCGTAAGGAAGCTGAGGCGAGAGCCGACCAGTTCGCGAAAGAGCGGAACGAACTTGCTGCCGCAGTTGGCCGGATGGAAGGGAAGATCGAAGCCCTTACCAGCCAGGTCGCACAACTCACTGACAAAGTGACCACCCAGAGTGCGGAGATCGGACGGTTGCGGTCACAGCTCGGAGGCGCCAACTGATGGACAGATGTGCAGTCAACTTCATTGCTCGCCATTGGTGGCGTCGAGTGGAGGTGTGGGTAATCGCTGCGCTACTCGTTTTCGGCGGATCGGTGCTCGGATTTCAAGTCGGGCATTGGGCATTGGGCAGTTGGTACACCCAACAGGTAGCGGAGGTTCGGCGCGGCTATGACGAAGCGCTGAATCAGCGAGACCTTCGGCTCAATCGCCTCGCTGAGAATACTGGCAAGGCGGCTGAGAAAGTCGAGGCCGCTGCGAGTACCGCGACCCAGGCAGCAAGCACGGCAACACAGGCCGCTGACACCGCAAGCAAGGCCGCCGACAAGGCTGGGGAAGTCTTGGAACGAGCAACTCAATAGCAAGGTTCAACCATGATCCGTGTTCAGTCGTCCGGCCTCGCGAGCAATCTCGCTGAGCTGACAGATATTGAGCGCAATCAGATTCCGTTCGCGACAGTCCTCGCCCTTACCGAGACCGCCAAGCTGGTGAAGACGCGGCTCGAAGGAGAGATGCGGACGGTCTTCGACAGACCCACGCCTTACACGCTCGATAGCCTCAGGCTGATACCAGCCACCAAGCAGAAGCTTGAAGCAAGGGTATGGATCAAGGACGAGGCTGACGGCGCGGCCCCTGCTACACGTTGGCTTACGCCTGAGGTCTACGGCGGTGAGCGTAACCACAAGCGTAGTGAAGGCCTGTTGCGAGCTCGAGGCATCCTGCCTGATGGCAAGTTCATCGTTCCCGGCAAGGGCATGAAGCTGGACAGCTACGGCAACATCAGTCGTGGCCAGCTGCAGAAGGTCTTGTCAGGTCTCGGCGCACAAGGCGACCGATTGCAGAACAGCACCGATAGTAAGCGCAGCATTGGCAACCGCAACCGTTACTTCGTCATGAGGCGAGGCAGGCAGCCCATTGGTATCGCAGAGCGCACTGGCACCAGGCGAGCCAACGTACAGATTCTGATCGCGTTCACCAGCAAGCCCGGCTATGCGAAGACACTCGATTTCTTCGGCATCGGGGAGCGGGAAGCAGAGACTCAATTACCCATCCAGTTCGCGAAGGCGTTCGACCGGGCGCTGGCGACGCGCAGGCGGTAGCGCACCAAAATGAGGCGGGCGGCTAGAGTGGGGGAGTTGACGTGCTACAAAGGGTCCTTTCCGCCCACACCCTGGGGTGAGGGTAATTCGAGCCCCGATTTTCCATTATTTATGACTTTTTTTGAGGGCGGGGCGGTTCCGGTTCCGGTTCGGGTGAAAAATGGCGAGTCAGATCGAAGTCGCAGCCCATCTGGACCTCACCGATCGTCAGATTCGAAATCTGGTTGCAGACGGCGTATTACCTGCTTCCAAGGGGCGCGGCGGGATGGATATCGACTCCTGCCGAGTTGCCTACATCGCCTATCTGCGAGGCCTTGGTAGCGGGCAGGTGAAACCGGAAGTCACCCCTGTTGGAACGGAGGGGATCGACCCCCTGATCGAATACAAGCTCATGGAAGAGCGCCGAGGCCTGACAGCTGCTCAGCGGATCGGCCAAGAGAACAAGAACGCCGTTTCTGCCCGGCAACTGGTGCCCGTCGAATTCAGTACGTTTGCCCTGTCCCGCGTCGTTGAACAGATCGGCTCTGTGCTCGACACCGTCACGCACAAGGTGAAACGAAAGCACCCCGACATCGAAGTACGCCACGTCGAAGCCATGCAGCGGGAAATCGCGCTGGCCCGCAATATCGCCTCAGAACTGGGCGACAAACTGCCTGAGATTCTTGATGAGTACCTCGCCACCCTGGATGAATGATCTGCGTAAAGCGATCAAGGCCGGGTTGCAGGCGCTTTTTAAGGAGCCTCCACTTACGTGCGTGGACTGGGCTGACACACATTTCTATCTTTCATCTGAGTCTTCATACCAAGAAGGCAAGTGGGAAACCGCTCCGTTCCAGGTGGCTCTGCTCAACAGCATGGGCAACGACCTCATCATGTTTTTCAACCTGATGAAGTCCGCGCGCGTTGGTTACACCAAGATGCTCATGGCGAACATGGGCTACAAGGTTCAGCACAAGCGTCGGAGCGTGGCGGTGTTTTCGCCTACCGACCCAGACGCTGAAGACCTGATGAAGCAGCATATCGAGACGATGGTGCGTGACGTGCCTACGCTTCTGGATATTGCGCCCTGGTACGGGAAAAAACATCGCGACAGTTCGCTCAGTTCCAAGCGCTTTCTGAACAAGAAGATGCTGTGGTGCAGAGGCGGGAAGGCGAGCCGGAACTATCGCGGTATCTCTGCCGATGAGGTGGTATACGACGAGCTATCCAACTTCGAGCAGAACGTCGAAGGCGAGGGCGCCCCGACCTTTCTTGGTGACAAGCGTCTTGAAGGCGCCACGTTCAAGAAGTCGATTCGCGGCTCTACACCCAAGATCAAAGGCACATGCCAGATCGAAAAGGCGGCGAACGAGTCGCCTTACCTGCTGCGATTCAACATCCCGTGCCCGCACTGTTCGAAAGAGCAGCACCTGAAGTGGGGCGGGAAGGATTGTGACTTCGGCATCAAGTGGGAGCGCGACGAGCACGGCGAAATCTCCAAAGCCTGGTACCTGTGCGAGCACGCCCAGTGCGTCGTCTGGTATCACGAGATGGTCGAGGCCGCCCATCATGGACGGTGGATCTGCGAGAAGACTAGCATTTGGACTCGCGACGGTATCGATTGGTACGGCGCAGATGACGAGCTTCGCGCCACGCCGCGCAATGTCAGTTTTCACATCTGGACGGCCTACAGCACCTTCACCACCTGGTTGGAAATGGTCCTTGAGTTCGACAAGGTCAAGGACAACCGGGAAAACCTGATTGCCTTCGTCAACACCACATTGGGTGAAACGTGGGAAGACGATCAGGGCGAGAAGGTTGACTGGGAGCTGCTGTATGGCCGCCGAGAGGTCTACCCGCAAGTGCCGGTTCGCGGCCTCACGCTGATGGGTTCAATCGATACCCAGGACGACCGTTACGAGGGCAGGGTCTGGGCCTTCGGCCAGGGCGAAGAAGCGTGGCTGGTTGATAAATGGGTGCTGATGGGAGATCCCGCCAGCGAAGAGCTGCGTAAGAAGGTCAGACTCAAAGTTCGCCAGCAGTACGTGCGCGGCGATGGCGCGAAGATGGGCGTTGAGCGCTGGTGCTGGGACTCCGGCGGTCACTACACCGACGAGGTGTACGCCGAAAGTCGCCTGCTTGGAGACACCTGGGTCATTCCAGTCAAGGGGGCGAACGTTCCCGGGAAGCCCATTGCCAACTGGCCGAAGTCGCGTAACGCCAAGAAGGTCTACCTGACCGAGGTTGGCACCGAGAACGCCAAAGAGTTGATTTACAGCCGCCTGAAAATTCAGCCGGACACATCGGGCGTGCCGGTTCCGGGCTGCGTGCACCTGCCGGCGAACGATGAGATTTGCGGCGAGGACGAGCTGAAGCAGCTCACAGCCGAAACCAAAGAACTGAAAATTGAGAAGGGCAAGCGGGTTTATCGCTGGACGGCCAAGGGTCGCCGCAACGAGGCGCTTGACTGCTTCGTGTACGCCTTGGCGGCTCTGCGCATCAGTCAGCACCGCTTCGGTCTGGATCTAGATCTGTTGGCGGGCGCCAAGCGTCGCGTGCAACAACGAGGAACCCGGAGCCGGGCCCGAGGATAGATATGAGCAATGCCGTTCTGAGCACAGCAGCACAACAACGCCTTGCAGCCGTACAGGAGGCTATTGGAAAGATCCTGAAGGGCGGCCAAAGCGTTCGATATGGTGAGCGGCAAGTCACCCGCGCGGATTTGGCGACCTTGCGCAAACTCGAAAATGACTATGCGGCCGAGGTGGCTGCCGAAGCCAACCGCAGTCGCGGCCGCAACCGAATCAGCTATTTGAGGATCTGACATGGCTTGGTGGACACGTACCACTCCAGAAGAGCGGATGGTGCGTGAAGCCACGCGCGCCGTCTCCGGCCTGGTGCAGAGCCAGCCCCGCGCCCAGGGTGGCGGGGGAGGGAGTGAAACACGCTGGCGCGGTGCATCTCGGATGCTGCGCAGCATGTCGAGCTGGATTCCTTTTCTCGGCAGCCCGAACCGTGACCTCAGTTCGCCGGAGCGGAAAACGCTCGTTGCCCGATCCCGGGACGCGATGCGTAACCACCTCATCGCCCGAGCGGCAATTGTTCGGTCTCGCACTAACGTTGTCGGCACAGGGTTGATCTGCCGGCCCCAAGTCGACCATGTGGCGCTTGGCATGACTGAAGAGCAGGCCGACGAGTTCAATGCGCTGGTGCAGCGAGAGTGGGAGTTGTACGCCGGCGATCCCCGCGAGTGTGACGCTGAAGCAACGTTGAATCACTACCAGCTTCAGGCACTGGCGCTGGTGTCGGCAATGGCTGGCGGTGACTGCTTTGTCGCTACGCCTTGGGCAGAACGTCAAGGCACGATCTACAACACGCGCCTGCAACTGATCGAGACGGATCGGGTATCGAACCCCAACGGCCGCCCCGACACTGACAGGCTTGTTGAGGGGATCGAGTTTGACGACCTCGGCGCGCCGGTCGCTGCCTACATCTGCAACGGTTACCCCGATGACAAGATGCTGAAGTCACCGCTTCGCTGGGATCGTGTAGAGTTCTTTGGAGCAGAAACTGGCCGTCGCAGGTTGCTGCAGGTCTGGTGCGACAAAGAGCGGCCTGGGCTCAAACGCGGCGCTCCCTACCTCGCGCCGATTCTTGAGCCGCTGCAGAAGCTGGAGCGTTACGCGAGCGCCGAACTGATGGCCGCCGTGATCTCCGCCATGTTCACGGTGTTCATCAAGAAGAACGACAACTTTAACGATGGGGGGCAGGGGCAGGCGGTATTCGGCGATGAAGACGCAGGCGTAGGCGGGGACCTCGGTCCGGCGCCGCTAGAGCTTGGCGAGGGCGCGATTGTCGACCTTGCACCAGGTGAAGAGCCGATGATCGCAAACCCGGCCCGCCCGAATGCCCAGTTTGACCCGTTCTTCTCCGCAATCGTGAAAGAGATTGGCGCCGCGCTGGAACTGCCGCTTGAAGAGCTGATGCTCCACTACAGCAGCAGTTACAGCGCGGCGCGTGCTGCGATGCTTCAGGCTTGGCGGTTCTACACCATGCGCCGCTGGTGGCTGGTGTGCGACTTCTGTCAGCCGAGCTACGAGTTGATGTTCGATGAGGCTGTGGCCGCTGGGCGCATTCGCGCGCCCGGCTATCACGACCCAGCACTGCGACGCGCTTATACCCAGGCCATTTGGATTGGTCCGGCGCGGGGCGCTATTGATGAGCTGAAGGAAGCGAAAGCAGCCCGTGAGCGCATCGATATCGGTATCAGCAACGAAACGATGGAGACTGCGGCCATGTCCGGCGAGACCTGGCAGCAGGTCAACCGGCAGCGAGCTCGCGAGCTGGACCAGCGGCGGGCAAACGGGACAACGCCTGAATCTGTGGCGCCGGCTGTACCGAAACCCGCCGACATCCCTGAACTACCCGATGACGAGGAATGACCATGGCAAGAGCCTTTGAGCTGGCGGCCGCTCAGCCATGGCTGATGCTTCCAGATGCCTTGGATAACCTGCTATCGATTGCCGATCGGCAGAATGATCTGGAGGCGCTGGAGACTCGCCTCGGCAGGCAGCTGGACCACACACACACGGTGACACAACGCGGTAGCGTGGCGGTGATTCCGGTGACAGGGCCAATCTTCAGATATGCCTCGTTCTTCACCCGTATCAGTGGCGCGACTAGTACCGGCACCATTGCCACGGACCTGCAGGCTGCGCTGGACAACCCGGCAATCCGCTCGATTGTGCTCAATATCGATAGCCCTGGCGGGGAAGCCAACGGGATTAACGAACTCGCCGACATGATCTATGCGGCTCGGGAAAGGAAGCGAATCGTAGCCTACGTGGGTGGTAGCGGTGCGAGTGCTGCCTACTGGATCGCCAGTGCAGCCGGCGAGGTTGTGGTGGACGACACGGCACTGCTCGGCTCCATTGGTGTTGTGCTGAACGCCACGGTCACCAAGGAAAAAGATGGAGTCAAAACCTACGAGATCGTCAGCAACACCGCGCCGAACAAAAGGCCAAACGTGGAAACCGAACAAGGTCGCGCAGAGATCACAAAGACTGTAGACGCCTTGGCCGAGGTCTTCGTGAACAAGGTTGCGCGAAACCTGAATGTCTCTGCCGACAAGGTCCCTGAAATGGGCGGCCATGGCGGCCTGAAAGTTGGCGCGGAAGCCGTAGCGTCAGGCCTTGCGCACCGCGTCGGATCGCTTGAATCAGTTATTGCCGAGTTGGCCGGTCCTGCCAGCAACCCACCGAGGAAATCCCTTGTGACCACTGTAAAAACCACGGCGGAGCTGCACGCAGCTATTGAGGCCGGAACCGACCCCAAGACCATCACCATTGCCGCCGTCGAGCAGATCGACACTGACGCACTTCGCACTGAAGTGGCGGCCTCTGCCACGGCGAACGAGAAAGCCCGCATCCTCGGTATCCAGGCACTAGGTGTGAAGGGCTTCGAAACCGAAGTTCAAGCCGCCATCGACAGCGGTGTGTCTGTTGACGCGGCCGGCATGTCGCTGTTCAAGGCTGCGCAGGATCGTGGCGTAACCCTCGACAGCATTCAGCGCGACTCCAAGTCCGCTGCGGCTGCTTCTGCGGCGAGTGGCAAGGACAAAAAAGAATTTTCCACCAAGTCCATTTGGGCTAGCCGCAAAGGGGCAAAAGCATGAAATACGACATCGTGACCCAAGGCGCGCGCACTGCCGCGTTTCTGCTCAATGAGGCGAGCGGCGAACGTTCGCGCGAACAGATCCTGCTGCTCAAAGGCGCTACCGCTTTTCCTGCCGGGCAGATCCTTTCGAAGAATGCAGCCGGCAAATACGTGGCATTCGCCGCACCTGCCGACGGCGCATCCGTCGAAGTGGCAATTCTCTACGAAGGCCGTGATGCCGATAACACCGCTGACCGCTATGCGACGGGTGTGGTGCGCGATTGTGAGGTGATCGAAAGCCTCCTGATCGGCCTGACCGATCCCGCCCGCGCTGCGCTCGCTGCCGCAGGCATCATCCTGCGCTGATTCAACCACCACCCGACTAATACAGACCGCCGATGGCGGTTTTTTCGTTTCTGGAGAACGGAATGGCCGATTTGAGTATTTTCGCGGGCGACGAGTTTGGTCGCATCGCCATGACCACCGCCATCAACCAGCCGGTTGAAGGCCAAGCGGTTCCCACCCGCCTGGATACGCTGTTCGAAGAGGAAGGCGTGACGACCACGGCCGTCTTCATCGAGCGCGAGAACGACAACCTCACTCTGGTGCCCGCTGCTGAGCGTGGCGCACCGAGTGACCCCACCACTGGTCCGGGCCGGGACATGATCCCGTTCCAGACCATCCACCTGCCAACTCGCGCCGTCATTCGCGCCGATGAAGTGCAGGGCATCCGCGCCTTCGGCAGCGAGAGCGAGCTGGAGACCGTACAGGCCATGGTTGAAAAGCGCCTGCTCAAAATGCGCAAGCGCTTGGACGCCACCATCCGCTATCAGCGTGTAGGCGCTATCACCGGCAAGGTGTACGACGCTGATGGCACCCGCGTGCTGCTGGACCTGTACGCACGCTTCGGCATCGAGCAGCAGACTGTCGCCTTCACCATGAACGCGAGTGAAACCAAATTGCTGGCCAAGGTCACCGAAGCCAAGCGCAAAGCCGAAGATGCAATCGGCGGGACCGGCATCATTGCTGGCTGGCTGGGTATCGCTGGCCGCAACTGGTTCGACTCGTTCACCAACCATGATTCGGTTCAGAAGGCGTTCGACCGCTGGAACGACGGTCAATTTCTGCGTGACGACCATCGTCGCGATGGCTTCAGCTTCGGCGGCGTGAACTGGGAAGAGTTCTACGGCAACCTGGGCGGCGTCCAGTTCATGGATCCGGACACCGCGTACCTGGTCCCCGTGGGTGTTGATGGCCTGTTCATCACCAACTATGCCCCGGCTGACTACATGGAGACGGTCAACACCACCGGTGTGCCGTTCTATGCCAGCCAGGAGCCACTGCGCCACAACAAGGGTATCGACATGGAGGCACAGAGCAACCCGCTGAGCCTCTGCACCCTGCCGCGCGCGATCATCAAGCTGACCAAGTAATGGGAGGCTCGGAGTTCGACGACATCTTCGAAGATGCGGACGATGAGCTTTTCGAGGTGTTCGGCACCAAGGGCGGCGCGCTTTACGAGGCCAAAGATGGCGGCGTGGCTGGAACAGTCGGCGCCGTCATTCTTGAGAACGTTGGTGCGCCGAACGGTGACACCTTCGTCGCCGTCGCTCTGGCGGTCGATCTGCGCGTGAGCGAGGTACCAAACCCGCAACGCGGCGATCTGGTCACCATCAACTGCCGGCGCTACACCCTGGCCGAGTTTCTCGGCACCGACGGCAAAATCAACCGTTACTCACTGCAACCGGTGGACTGATGCCTTCCATTAATTTGCTGAGCGCGGGCCGCAGGGCCTTGATTGAGCGACTTTCAACGATCTCCATCGACAACGGGTACCGAACCCCCGCCGGGGCCAACGTGCGCTCCGGTTGGTTCAATGAGGTGCTCAAGGAGAACAACGTGGGTTTCCCCCTGATCGTTGTTCAGAAGGCCAAAGGAATGGCGCCAGTCGCCGGACCGCATGCACTCAAAATCATGCAGGGATTCAATGTGGTTGGGGCCGTCAAGGCCGGGCTGGACGACTACGAAGACGCTGTCGAAGAGCTGGAGCATGACCTGTTGCTCTGCATGATGCCAACGCTTGCCGTTCTGCCGGACTGGCTCCCACGTGGCATAACCGGCATCACCATCGGCGCTCCCGAATCTTTTCCTCCTGCCGAGGGGGTCTCCGCCGCTACGGTGCTGATCCCTGTTCACCTTCACACAATCATCCAGGTGAAACCAAATGCCCAAAGATGACACCTCGGTGGCTCCGGCCGCTGCGATCGAGACTGCCGAGCGCGCTGCGCCTCGGTTTGAGGTCGAGCTCATCAAGCCTCACACCCATGCCCGCGAAGATCTTCTGCCGGGTGCAAAAATCAAAGTCACCGCTGAGCAGCGCACCTGGTTGAAAAGCCTGGGTGTTATCGCCGGCGATACTCCGGAGAAGTAAAACATGGCTCGTGAAATCGAAACTTTCGTCGTTGGCGGTCTGGTGAAGATGCGCCCCTACGGTGTCGGTGGTGCGTTCATGCCTATTGGCCTGGTGTCTACCCTGCAACAGGCCATCGAGAAAACCGACATCACTTTGGCTGACACCACCAGCCCGCAAGGCGGCGAGTACGATGCAATCAGCCGTATCACCAGCATGGGTCTGACCATGAACTGGCGTGAGCTGTACACCGCCAACTTGGCTGCGATGTACTGGGGTGATGTTTCCAAGGTTCCGGCCACCACCGTGACCGATGAATCTCACACCGCGACCAAGGGCGGCACCATCCTGCTGGACAAAATGCCGCTGAGCATCACGTCGGTCACTGCCAGCACAGGCGGCACCACCTACGTTGATGGCGATGACTACCAGATGACTGGTGCCGGCCTCGAAATCCTCGAAGCGGGCGCGATCGCTGACGCTGCGGAACTCAAAATCACCTACAGCTCTGCGGCGGTAGACGTTGTTGAGGCGCTGACCAACAGCGGCAAGATTTACGAGATCCTGTTTGAGGGCGCTAACGGGGCGGGCACCAAGCAGCGCATGAACCTCCAGTATTTCCGTTGCCAGTTGAGCCCGGCTGCAAGCACTGACTGGATCAGCACCGATGACTTCATGGGTTCCGAGGTCACCGCCAAGGTGCTTTCCGACCCGGCCAAGGTCGGCGCCGGCAAGTCGAAATACATGAAGATCATGAAAGAAGTGGCCGCCTGAGCTTCATAGATCCATGACCAGCCCGCTTCGGCGGGTTGCTCTCTTTGAGGTATGCAATGGTTCAGCAAACGAATTCCAAAGAGCTCCTGATTGGCGAACTTCCGGTGGTATGTCGAGAGCTCACCGTTATGCAGGTCCGCAAGTGGCTTGAAGAGGCGGGCAGTCTGAGCACGATGGACATAGTGTCATCCGCCTTGTTCGCAGACTGTTCGATCGATGACATCGTGCGGATGACCGACCTGACTCCCGACAAGATCGATGCGCTGCGCCCGTCGCAGGTTGAAGCAGTCATCGCCGTGTGTAAGGAGCTCAACCCTCATTTTTTCGCACTTCTGGAGAGACTGACCGGAGCTCTCCAAAACAAAGCCTGAAGTACCTTGATCAGGCTTTGCATGCCTTGGTTCGGCTTGGCCACGCCAATGCCCTCTATTACCCCTGGTCCTATTACAGAGCTGCCATCGCGGCCGCTAAGTGAGCCCCCGTGCAAAGCATTGAACTGAAGGTCACAGCTGACATTGATTCCGCAACCAAGAACGTTGGTGGTTTCCGGAAAGAATATGCAGAGATGGTCCGTGCGGTCGAAAAGCCGCTGCGCCAGGTGACCTCGTTCCGCGAGCTTGAGGGCGTGCTCGAAAAAACCGGCAGGAGTATCACGTCTGCCCGTGAGGCAGTCCGCTCGTTCGGTGACCAACTCGCGGCGACGGCTGTGCCAAGTCGGCAGCTTCAGGCTGAATACCGGGACTCGATCAACCAACTGAAGATCCTTGAGCGGCAGGAGCAGAGCCAAACCGCGCAGCTCGCACGCATGCGCAAAGAGTTGCAGTCGGCCGGCATCGACACTCGCAATCTGTCGGCTGAGCAGCGGCGCCTTCAAGGCGATCTGTCTCAAAAGCTGGGCATCGGTCAGCGCGACAAAAGCATCCAAGACGCCCAGGCCAATCTGGGGATCGCAAAGTTTTCAAACACCAGCGCCGAGATTGCGCGGCTTCAGGCCGACTTTCAGTTGCTGCGATCCACCGGGAAGCTGTCGTCGACCGAGATCGCTATCGCACAGAACACTCTGCGCCAGAGCATTGCTGCCGCATCTGCGCAGACCTCGCAGCTCACCGGCGCAACGAAACAGTGGAGCGCGAGCCTTGATGATGTAAAAACGCAAATTCTGGCGGGTGCAGCCGCATTCGGCGGTTTCGCACTGGCTGCCACGCGCTCATTCTCGACGTTCGCAAGCTTTCAACAGCAGATCGCGGGCATCAACACCATCACTGATCTGACCCAGGACCAGCTTCATGGTTTGTCTGATGGTATTCGCGCACTCAGTCGCGACACGGGTAAATCTGCCAGTGAAAGTGCAGCTGCAGTTTACGATTTGCTCGGCAGTGGCGTAGCCACGGCAGATGCACTGGATGTGCTGGCGCTTTCCACCAAAGCAGCAGTGGCCGGTATGAGCGAGACCAAAACGGCCGCGGGCGTGGGCGTGTCGATCATCAACGCCTATGGCGAAAGCATGTCCAACCTTGGGCTTCGTTACGATCAACTGTTCGTCGCGATCCAAGACGGCGTTGTGAGTTTCGATCAGCTTGCAGCTGGGCTGGGCCAAGTGTTGCCCACCGCTGCCGCTGCCAACGTTAGCTTCGCCGAAGTCGCTGCCGCGATTGCGCGCATGACTGTTCAGGGTATTCAGGCCCCAATCGCCATCACGGCGCTTCGCAGCGCGATCAACCAACTCGCCTCACCCGCAGTCGAAGCACGGAAAGCGATGGCAGGGTTGGGTATCGAATGGAAAGGGTTGTCGGCAACACTTCAGCAAATTGCCGACAAGAAGCTTGGCTTCGATGCGCTGGCGCAGATCATTCCTGAAACCGAAGGCCGTACGGCAATCTTGGCTCTGACCAAGGACTATGCCTCGTTTGTTGACGAAGTTTCGAAAGTGGAAGGGGCTGCTGGTGCCACGGAGCGTGCTTACAACATCATGAAAGCAACACCGCAGGCGCAGGTTGAGAAATTCAAGGCCGCACTGGAAGACCTCAGCAATTCCTTCGGCCAGGCAGTCGCGTCTGGTCTGCCACTGATAGGGCTGCTGCGTGACTTGCTGAACGCATTCAACGAAGTCGACGAGAGGGTAAAGCTCGGCATCCTCTCTTTCGTGGCGTTTGGTGTTGGAGCAAAAGCAGTTGGCGCCGCCGTGACGGCGGCGCGCCTCGCATTCAAAGTTTTGTCGGGTGGCGCAGCCGGAGCCACGGCGCAGCTTGGAATCGCCGGCGCTGCCATGGATGGTGTCAGCGGTAAAGCCACGCGGTTGAGCGGGATCCTCAATAGTCCACTAGGTGGGCTGGTTCGTGGCGGGGCGTACGGCGTTCTGATTTCCCAGTTGGCAGAGCTTTACGGTCTGTATCAGCAAATGGAGGATCTCGAGCAAGCCCAAAAAGATCAGAAAAAATCGACAGCTGATCTCATCACCAAGAATCAGGAATATCAGGAAACGCTGATCGCTACGCCCCAGGCGCTGGCGAACATGACCGCCCAAGAAAGAAAGAGCTATACCGATCGGCTTCGGTCAGCCCAGACGTATTACAGCGCGCTTTCACAACAGATTGCTCGGGCAGATTCGGAAAAGAACGGCCCGACAGCGGCGGTCAGTGCCGAGGCCATCGAGGCGTTCAAACGAGCTCGGGAATACGGCAAGGCGCTTGATCAGGAAACCTCGTATGAGCAGGACCGAGTCGACGAGGCTGCCACCAACAGTGAGGCACTGACGGATCTTCAGGGCAAGTTGACCACGGACACGAAGGCGGCTCTGGCAAAGCAGGTGCAAGCACAGCGGGCAGCTGTGGCGGAGATCAAGAAGGCTCAGAAAGACCAGCTGGAGACCAAGAAACGATATGCAGATGCTCTGGCCGCTCTGGACGCTGGTACCGGATCTTCCACCCCTAGCTATGGCGCAGCACAGTCGCTAAAGGTTGCTGCAGGAAAGGCGCTGGATAGCGGCGATATTGATCAGGCCAAGACGAAGGCTCAGCAGGCGCTGAAGATCATCCAGCAACTTTCGGAAAGTGGTGCGAATACCTACGGGTTCAAGGGGTTCGTACAGCAGCTGCAAACCATCGAACAAGCGGCTGACCAGCTCACCAAAAGCCGCGCGGAGGATAAACAGAGCGCTGCGCTCGATCAGATCAAACAGCTTAAAGATGATCTGCAGGATTTGAAAGTCATCAAAATAACTCCTGAGCTTTCGGAAGAGGCCGTCGCCCAGGTCAGGAAGCAAATGCGAGAGCTGCAGCTTTCATTGGGGCAGCCAGTAGATCCATTGGTGGCTACAACTGCGCTGCCGCAGGGTACAAACCTCGCAGACAGCTTGGTCAAAAAGGTAACCGGCGGCACGCAAACGGCCGATTCGGCGGCGATTCCTGATCAGACTGCCACACAGACCCAAAGCGGAAAGCTGAAGTACGTGCCAGGCGTCGACAACTATTCTCGCGAGACAATTGGCGTCGACGTTGCCCCTAAACTGCCAGCGGATGCTGCGTCTACCATCCAGCGGCAGCTTGACGGTCAGGGAGACATCCCGGTGGACGTGGACCCGAAGATTCCAGAAGTCGATTCGTTGGATGTCCCGGTAGAGACAGCGATAGACGACGCCTCGCTCACCTCCACGCAAAGCCAGATCGCAGCGGTAGCGGATCAATTTAAGCGAGTCCTCACGATCCCCGTTACCGTCACGGGAGGTGGCGGTGATGCAGGATTGACCGTCGCCAGCAATGACGTCGCCGGTTATGCAACGGGTGACATGGTCCGAGGTCCTGGTACCGGCACGAGCGACTCAATTCTTGCCAGGCTTTCAAATGGGGAGTTTGTGATGCGAGCGGCTGCCGTTCGGCATTACGGTCCTGAGTTGCTTCGTCAGATCAATGACCGGCGACTGCCGAAGTTTGCAGAGGGCGGCGCTGTCGGTCCTCGATTCGTGCCGGAAGTCGCTGCTCCTTCGGCAGGGCTCCTGGAACAGGCCGCACCTATTGTTCAGCAACCGTTCGCCAATCTAGCTCTGACGGTTGGCGGGGAAACCTACAACATTCAGGCCCCTCAGCAGGAGTTCCAGAGAATTGTCCGCAATCAACGGCTCAAGTTTGGAGCGAGCTAAGCATTACGGAGTGTGCCCGGACTGATAAGAAGATCGCACACAGCCGTTACGGTCGAAGTTAACGCTGGTGACGTCCAGGTATTTGTCGTTCCAGTATGTGCTTGTACCCGCTCCCCGCGCGGAAGGGTCTCGGTTGACTCGACCGCGCATGCTTTCGACGTCCTTTCTGGACATCCCTGGCACGATCTCTCCGCGGACTTTCGCAGTGCGTAATTCTTGGTCAGACAAACCGGTAGAGCAACCGGATCGATTTCCGGCGGACTGTGCTGGCGCAGCAGCGCCGGCAGCTTGACGAGGTGCCAAGTTTGCTGGCTCACGCACGGGAGCCATAAGCGTTCCTTCACCTGCTCCACTCGGCCTTGCGTTATGCGCCGAAACGACATCATCCAGCATGCTTTGAGACGGGCAATTGGCTCGCGCAGTGAATGTGACGCGTCCCTGGGAATCCACGCACTTGAAGACCGTTTCAGCGGAGCAGGTGAATGAAACGAGGGAAAACGTTATGGCGCACAAAAGCTTGGTCATTGTTTCGAATTCCTTTTCAGGGAAGGGCGCGCGTCTTGATCGGAAGTGTCTTCGGCCGGCTGAGCGCGGGTATGTCATCGCAAACCACGTATAGGGTCTATGTCCATTAGAGGATATCGGCCGGAAAATCATTTGCTGGAGTCATAAATGAGCCGTCCCCTGATCACGCTTGGTGGCGTGCCAATCGTTCTCCATGCTGGCGCTCCCGATCAGGCAGATACACCCTTGCTCGGCGAAACTGTGCTTCGCCTTTCAGGTGGCGAGGCGGTCAAGATGACTCACTGGGGTAAAGCGTCGGGCACGATCAGCGGACAAGGTTGGATGCCGCCTGGGCTTGATGGGTTGGATTACAGCCAGCCTCTCGAACTCCGGTTGACGTCTCAGGAGTGCATTGTCGGCGAAGGGCGAGTTTTCGCCCTGACCAGCACGCCACGGCCTGACGTCGATCCTTGGGCCTTCGCCTTGGTTGGAGCTCAATGGGAGCCGACAACATGCATCTTCTCAGGTGCGCAGGCTGAGGCTGCAATCATTATTGGTGCCACGCGCTATATGGTGCAGTGGATGCCTGCTTATCGAGTGTTCGCCAGCAAACCGCCCAAAACGCAGAGTTCGGGGCAGTCAAGCTTCGGCTGGACTATCACCTGGGAAGAAATCTGATGCTCAATGGTGGTCCGATAAATGCGGCTGCGATTAATGCTTTCCTGAAAACCGGGTCTTCTGTTCCAGAAGCACAGCCTATCGTTCCAGGTGAAGCCTTTCGGTGGCGAGTACAGGTGATGGTCGCTGGCGCCGATGTGAGCGCTCGGCTGACGGGGCAGGTGGAGATTGATCGGGAGCGCGGTGCCGCCGGACTGGCATCGTTTACCCTTCACATGCTGCCTGGCTCGGTATTGCCGATGGATTGGGTAGGCCGTGAGGTAACCGTCGACTACATCAGCACCGCCAAGGGCGTCACGACACAGAAGCGGCGATACACCGGCAGGATCGTTACCACCGAGTGGAATCCGATTACTCGGTTACTCGTTTGTCAGTGCGGTGACCAGCTGCAGCAGCGGGTCGAAAGTATGACGGTCGAGGACGTCAACACGCTGATCCCGGCGTTCTGGTCTCCCAATGTCTTTGACGCCGCCGAAGGAAGGAGCCGGTGGGACTACGCACAGGAGCGGCTGGGTACTATTCAGTCGAGCCTCGATTCGTCGGCAGACGGCAGTCTGCGGCTGACCACTTGGTACGCAGGTGCCGAGGAATACGTTTTTCGTGCTGGCACGACAATCTACAACTCGATCAAGCTCAGTTACGCCGATCTCACCAGCCTGACGAACAAGGTCGAGATCGAAACGAGCTACCGATTCTCGCGGCTCCACCAGCTCAACCAAGGATTTCACTGGACCCATCCGGACACATTTGGCCTCGGCGGTACCCAAGGGTTTTGCTTGTGGCGCCAGGACAGTACTGACCTGCCGGACGTTGCAATGATGAAGGATTCAGCGTCTGGCGGCGGTTTCAGCATTATCCGGACGCCCGGTTACACCCGGGTACCCGCCAGCGGCGCAGATATCTGCGGCACCGGCCAACCGTGGGTCAACTCGTATCCAGATCTGCTGCTCGGATTCTCGTTTGTCGGTGCTCGCCGGTGGACTCAGGCTGTGACAGAGAAGTACACGCTTACGGTGGTATCAGAGGTGAGCGTTGCCCAGGCGGGTGAGGTTACCTCTCGCGACTCTCTGTCGGTCGAGTACTCGAATGCAATCGTTGATGACTGGGAAGGCACAGCCTTTGGCATCGACGCGCCTCGGCCAACTACCACCGAAGGCGCTGTTGGCATCAGGGAGGGCAGCGGGGGCACGGAGATCGGGACCGTTACCGATGGCGGGCTATCTGGCCATGCCGACGTTCGTGATGAAGATGCCCGGCAGTCAGCCCTACGGTGCGTGCTCAATCAGGCAAAGACCGCTGTTGTGTTGGCCCATAGCGGCACCTCGATCAGTTGGGACGTGCCTACCAGCATGGTGCTGGATATCGATTTAGGCAACACGCTGCGGATATCTGATCAGGGCATCAATGCTCGCGCCAGGTGTAGCCGGGTACTCGACACTCTTGATCTGGCGTCCGGCTCGGCGATCACCACGCTCGCGATCACCGTCATGCGAGGGGGTGGCACCGTGGACGACCCGCTGGATCCGCCGGCGCCATCAGTTGAGCCGCAACCCGATGATGCCGAGGACCCAGTCTCGACCTCGTTGCCTACCCAGCTCGGCGGAAAACCGAGCTCGCCAGCCTATGACGAATCGATGGAAGGATTTGCGGGCAACTACGACAACGCTGATCCGACCCTTGAGCAATTTCCTCGCCGACTACAGATCACCGCTACCGAGATCGACGCATCGTTGCGTGATGAGAAGGTAGTCGAGCTCACAGCGACGTACCGCGTCAGTATTCCCAACGACCTTCTGGAGCTTTGACCATGTCACTTGAAAGTGATCGCAGAGCCATCGGCACCAGCAACGAGCAGGCGCGGCAGAACATAGGCAGGCAGTTAACCAACGACCTCAACCGATTGGTGCGGCCGCAATCTCAGAGAAAGCAACTGCCAGAGCTTGCCAAACGTGGACCTCTTCCAGCTCAGACGGGCACCAGCACTTACACAGCGCCGGCCGCCGTAGGTGGCGGAGGGGGTATCGCTTCACCGCTGAGCGAAACTGACTACACCAAGCGGGAATACTGGGAAAACTCGATCATCAGCAGCGATGGTTTGTTCTCGATCCCTGCCATCAAAAAGCTGGTCCTGACTGATGCCGACGGCGTGCAGGCAATCATCAGCCTCGCCAAGCCTGTACAGCCGCAGCCTTCATAGGAAAAAACATGCTCGCATACTTGAATAACTGGGTGACACAGCTGACTGCCGCGATAACTGCCGAGGACGAGCTTCTACCCCTTGGTAGTGCGGCGGATCTGTTGCAGTTCGAAAATCAGTATTACCTGACTCTTACAGAGTCGCTCGATCCACTTGCTGGCGCGCCTTACGAAATCATTATGATCCAGGCCGGCGGCGGCCAATTCTCAGCGGTTCGTGGAGCGGAAGATACAACCGCCAGGGCATGGCCAGCTGGGACGTTTGTATACATGTCGCTCACGGCAGGAGTTCTGAGCATCATTGTTCAGTCAATCGAGCAATTTGATACTCGTTTGAGAGCGCTCGAGGCAAACGCAGGGGGCGGCGGCGACACAGGGGGTGGTGATCCAGGCGACGGCGGTCCTTTATAAGCCGCAACGATTGAAGGAATCGACATGCAACGAATGCTGGTTTGGCCTTGGCATGGGCTGATAAAGGACGGTGCGGTTCAACTGAAAGATGGGGGCATTCGAGCATACAACCAGCCTCTGAACTTCCCCACGGCCCAGTACGGCTCCGGCGACACGCACAAGATCGTAGTGCCGAACATTGAGCCGCTAAGCGACGCGGAGATCAGCCAGGCACCCGCGGGCGGTGAGTATTGGGCTGGACAGGCGCTTATCTCCGCTGGCTCGCTTTACAACCAGATTATCAACGGCTGGATCTATCAGGCGCTCGACGGGAGCCGATGGCAGATCAGCGTGTTGAATCGCACGCTCACCGACACTGACGCAACCCTGCAACTCCGGGCGAGTTTGTTTGGAGAGTTCGGAAGGGCGGGCGAGACGCATACCACCACCCTGAACGTAGCCGTCGGGCGTCTCGCGGACCGGACGCTACGGACGAGAATATTCGCGGATCTTGGGCCACCCACCGCCTGTGTGATCAGGCTGCACTCAGTCAGTGAGAGTGGGCGGACCGCTATCTTTGCCTGGATGGCTTACAACGATCTGGGTCAGAGCGGGGAATTCACGAAGGTCTTGGATTTCAGGCCGCGCGCTTACATGTATTACAAGGTCTCTATCGAGGGTAGCCATTCCCAGCTGAGGCTGACTGGAGAAATCCTTTACACGCTGGATGACATACTCTCGGTCACAACCGATATCAACGACAGCACTCTTCGCTGCTCGTTCGCGCCAGGCATAGCCACGGAAGAAGTGGGGCGAGAACCGTACTTTGACTCCAACGGAGCGCCTGCGGGCGAGAAGGTAACCTATAACTACTCCGAGCAGGTACCCATTGTCACGATGGAGGGCGGACAGTGGCGCTCACCGTCATCATGGGTATTCCGCAAGCGCTGGATGGTTATGGTGTCGTTCACTGGTGAAACCCCAAAACCGTGTTACCTCACCGCAACGGATACCGGCATGGTGGGCTCGGCCAGCTTCACTCGCATTACCGACACCCAGTACATCACGCAGGAATATCCGGACGGGTCCTTCAACGTTCTACAGCAGGGCGCATCGCACGTCGAAGGCGGCGGCAGCTCAGGCGGGAATTTCACTATCGCCTGGGAGGGCGCGGAATCTTTGTGGAGCGCCCAGATTTCCTATGGAGCCGTGTACCACACCATTGGCAGCCTGCAAACTACAGTTATTTATTGTGACGACCAGTCCTCATCTGGCTCATCATCGGGGGCGTTCATGATGGACCCAGTGGGCGGCGGCGAACTAATGGGTAGCGGTGATGGTCGCGTGCCACAAGCATCCGCTGGGATAGGCTGGCTGGCAAAGCTGTATTCTTTTAGCCTCTACAGCAACAACCTGATCGGTGTTTCGGTGAGAAATAGTTCGGGTGATGAGCAATTCATAGGCTGCCTGACGGCGGATGGCTTTACTGCCCAGCCCGCGTCATACCCCTCCAACGATGTCCGCCACTTTGGAAGCTACAACCCGTTCACTAAAGAATGCGTGATCGGATCTCCCGCACCCATTAACTGGGTTTGATCTAACTCTCGAAACAGGAGAAGCCAGCTATGCAGCCGGCCCGGCAAGACCTGCCCGTTACTCCGGGAACAACCTACAGAGATACCGTGCGGATCATGCAGCCTGAGTTCGTGTATCGGTCAATTATCAACATCGACGGCGCTCCGGTCCGCATCACTGCACCAGGCCATGGGCTGGTGTCAGACTGGCCGATCTGGGTCCGCGGCGTTCAGGGAATGCCCGAATTGAACCGCGAGCCAGCCAGGCAAACGCCGCACAAGGCCAAGTTCGTAGACGAAGACGTCATTGAGGTGAATTCGCTATCTGCCACAGGGCTGCGGCCACAAGGAGGGCAACTCATCTATCGGCGCCCGGTCAGCCTGAGCGAAGCATCAGTAGAGATGGTAGTGAGCCGCGCAAACGTGCCGCTGTTCACGCTGGCGCTGGGTTCTGGGCTTTCGATCACCTCGGCAGGCACGATCGAACGCGTGCTGACTGCCGAGCAAACGGCCTTGCTGGTCGGCGAAGACCTGACCTACACCCTCGATGTCACTTACGCAGGACCGACTGTCACCCGCTATTTCGTCGGCGCGATCGGTGCTGATTGCCGGTGTGCAAGTGATGAGCACCAGGTGCTGAGCATTGGAGAGCAGGGGCCGCCTGGCATCGGCGCGGCAGAGATCAGCTCAGACCCTAACAACCGACTCACTTTCGGGACCGATCTCAAGCTCTACGTCTCGGACGATTTAATCCCCGACCCACTCAACTATTACATTCTCGCCAAAGGATAAGCCCTATGTCTCTCGAAACCCGAATCATCGGCCTGGCTCAAGCCATTGGTACCGACATCAAGACGCTGACCGCTAAACAAGGTGATCTGACCTCTCTTTCCACCACGGCCAAAGGCAACCTCGTCGCCGCGATCAACGAGCTGTATGGCCTGCTGGGTTCGTCGGGCGCGGTCATTGACGATACCGCCGGCGACGGTGCGACCGCTGTAACCTGGTCGGCCAACAAGATTTTTGATTCCATCGAGGCCGCGAAGGTCGCGGTACAGAACTCGATTCTGGGTGGCGCCAGTGCGGCCTATGACACCCTGAAAGAATTGCAGGATCTGATTGTGGCTGACGACGGGTTGCTGACTGCTCTGACCACTGCGGTGGCAAACCGCGTGCGCTACGACGACGTGCAGACGCTGAACACCGCACAAAAGCTTCAGGCTTGCACCAACATCGGCATAGGCAACCCGGAATCGGACTTCGCTGCTTCCTACGCTACCGCCAAGGCCTAAGCCATGAGCCTGGAGACGCGCATCCTCGCGCTGGCTCAGTCCATCGGGGCCGATATCAAGGCGTTGATAAGCGGGAAGGTCGATAAGACTACCGGGTACACCCGGGCAAATATCCTCGGCGCGGTGTCGCAGGTCGGCGGGGTGCCGACTGGCGCGATCATCAGTAACGTGCTGGATACCACGACCAACATTCGTGTCATTAAGTGGGCGGATGGCACCTCATGGGCGATCGGCAACATAGCGGCCACGGCCATCGGTGCAAATCAGACAGGTAACGTAACGGCCAACATGCCGGCAGGTACGTTTGCGGGCACGGCCATCGTGCTGCCGATGTGTTCCCCCGGCACCAGCCAGGACTGGTACGGGGTCACGTATGCGTTCTTCATAAACACCGGCCAGATATCAATCTTCTGCCGCAATGGTGCCACTGCACAGACTTTCCAAACCAGTTACATCGCCATTGGGCGATGGTACTAATCGAGGTCGCTCTATGCCTTACGCCGCGATGGACAAAATCAGTGAGACGCCGTTCGACGATGCGGTCGAAATCACTCAGGAGCAATACGACGAAGTCATGGCACTGCTCGCCAGCGGCCAATTTGTGCATGTGGTGGTAGACCCTGCTTTCGACTACGAGATTCTGCCGCCGCCACCTCCACCAATGAAGACCACGGAAGAGCTGATCGCTGATGCCACTGCTCAGCTCAACGCTCTAAACCGATTGGCGAATGCGCAGGTCACCGCTTTGCAGGGGCGCGTGGACGCACTTGCGGACGCCGTCGAACTGGAGATGGCTACACCGGAAGAGGTGGCTGAACAGACTGTTCGGGCAGCGCAGCTGAAGACGTGGAAGCAGTATCGGGTGCTGCTCGGCCGGGTAAGTGCGGCTGCGGGTTGGCCAGAAGAACCAAGCTGGCCGAGCATGCCAGAGCCTTATACCAATGAGACTTCTGCCGTAGCAGCACCAGCCGTATAAGCCTGACGAGTAGAACCTGTAACGGAGCCTGCGATAGCGGGTTTTTTTGTGCCTGGAGAAAAGTGATGGACGTAACCGATAAAGATCGCGATGTGCTGGCGCGCACGCTGTGGGGTGAGGCGCGCGGGGAAGGGTTGGCTGGAATGGTCGCCGTAGCCTGGTCGATCCGCAATCGAGTTGACGACGGCAAGGATAAATCGTGGTGGGGCGAGGGCTACACGGGGGTCTGCCAGAAGCCGTATCAATTCAGTTGCTGGAACAAGAACGACCCTAACTATCCGTTCCTGAGTGGTGCGAGGCCGATACCAGCGGCTGAGTTCGTGATGTGCCGTCTTGCTGCCGAGCAGGTCATTGGCGGCCTGAAGCCTGACCCCACCGGCGGCGCGACCCACTATTACGCGACCACCATGCCGAAGCCACCGGACTGGGCTGCGAAGGCAAAGCAGACGTTGAAGCTCGGGCACCACATCTTCTTCAGGGACGTGCCATGAGTCCAAGCGCTGCGCTTTACCTCAAGGTCGGCGGCGCGCTGGCAGTTCTGCTCATCATCGCCGCGGTTCTCTACGGCGCTTATCACCACGGTGAGTCGGTGGCCGACGAGCGTTGGCAGCTGAAATGGGCCGATCAGCAGACTCTGCAGGCGAAAGGCCTAGCCGCTGCTACGTCCGAAAACCGAACAGAAGAACAGCGCCGCCAGACGGCGGTCAACCAGGTGGGCAATGATGCGAGACAACAACAAGCTGTGGCGAGTGCTGACGCTGTCAGTGCTGATGCTGCTGGCGACCGGGTGCGCGACCAAGCAGGAAAACTGGCTGCCAGCGCAAGTTGCACCACCGGCGATCCCGGCGCTTCCCAGCGAAGCGAAACAGCCACTCGCGCCGCAATGGTGCTCTCCGACCTGTTCCAGCGCGCTGACAAAAGAGCGGGAGAACTGGCAAAAGCTTATGACGCCGCCCGAATAGCGGGATGGGCCTGCGAGCAATCTTACAAGTCAGTAGCGGGCGATCGTGGCGGGTAACAGAGATTGAACAGCCTCTATCAGCGTATTGATAGGCCATGGCTTCTGAAGGTAGGTCACGCCCTCCGGAATGGATGACGTATCAAGTTCGTAGCCGCTGGTGAGAATGACCGGTACGTCAGGCCATTTATGTCGAACCATAGACGCGAGCTCCGCACCTTTAATCTGGCCCGGAACGCCATGGTCTGTGATGAGCAGTGAGCATTTTCCGCGGGATTCCACGACATGCATCAATGCATCGTCCGCTGTAACAAACGTCACAGTTTCTGCCTCAACGTCCACGAGGAGCTCAGTCATCAGCGTTCGTAGAAGGGGGTCGTCTTCGACAATCACGATCTCCCTGGCCGGGGGAAAAGTCTCCGTTCGGTCCGGTTTCACGACGTCCTCCAAACATGTGTGCCAGGCTGATTCAAAGCTCGCAGGGAGAAAAATAGCAGCCTTTCAGACGGTCAGCTACCGATGTTGCCGACAAATAATCTGTGCTAGTTAGGGCTTTTCACCAAATCAGCTTCTGCGGCTCAGTGCATGCCGTGCAACTCAGCTCCCCTAATCGTAAATTCACGGCGTTTTCGAATAGCACATACAGCGCTTCAATCTCAAAATCATACAACCCGCTTAAAACCTCAAAGCCCCGCACGACACCTTCGGCGAGCAAGCCAGACTGAACGACAGTATTGTTATCACTGGCGTCATTTATTAACTTTAAAATCCGGAGACACTCAGCCTTCACTGAACCTGGCAGGTCATCTTGATCTAGGATCATCGCTGCCTCCGTTTGAAGGAATCGAGTTGTACTGTGGGTATAGGCTATTTGGAGCGCTTTGCGGTTACCACTCGGCATATCGGGCACTCTGCTATCGCGCCCATATTGCCAGCATTGCCGTCACGATCCATACACATAAAATGCCGCCCACACGGATTTGGGCGAAACCATGGACCTTCGACTTGCTGGGTTATCCTTTCTCCTGACCCTCACCTGGGTAGGCATCGTCCTGAGCCTGTTCTGGATCTACGTCTGATCCCTCCGTCGCAAATCACCTCATACAGTATTGACCCGTGCCCTGTGATTCTCATTAACTGGACGCATATACAGTATTGAGCGACCGCCATGCATTTTCTTGTAACCCCTCGCCGACGCCTTGGCGTGGCGCTGACTGCCAAAGAGGTCAGAGACGCCACACCTATAAAGGGTGACGTCCAGATGAATGAATCAGGCAACAGCACCCTGGGCCGCGGAACGGTCGAGGCATTCATCATGAGGACAGGAGCAGGACCTGACATTCTTCCGCGATTGCTCGACGCGAAGGTGACCGGCTTGGGAACGACGGGCTTGAATATAACCGGCGTCGAAGAAGTCGACGGAGCTTTCTATTTCCAGTCGTGGTGGTGTCGGTTTGGTTGAGAATCCTCTGGCTGATTGGCGGGTCGCAATCAAGGCTCGCGATGATCTGGTGACTGATCCGGAGGCTCATCGGCGCAAGCTGGTCGAACTGGCGATGCTTGCCCGCCGGCGGAAACAGGTCAGCGCCGAGGAGTTGAGCGAGATGCTCGAGGTTTCCGACGCGGCCAGGCTCTGGGGATTGCTCGAATGGGAGGAGGCCGAACTCATCGGCATTTTCGACGGCGGCAGGTTCCCGGAGGATGGCGTTCAGATAATAAGAGGGAGGGGGTGAACGTCGGCAGGACGCCGGGGGAGGGGCTGACGATTGCCAGCCCTGATGCATCTATGTCTTTTTCTTCGGCTCGATCTTCGGGCCATTAATCACTTCTTGCAGCAAGGGCCACTCGTTATAGGGGTCGCCGTTTCCTCTCAGGTGCGTATAGCGCCTCATCGAGTTCCAATCCCGGTGTCCGGACACAGAGGCCACCTTCGGGATATCCCATCCCATTTCGAAAAGTCTGCTTACACCATCATGGCGTAAGTCATGAAAGTGCAGATTGTCCATCTCAAGGAAGTTGCACGCCCGTGTAAAGGCCGCTGAAATAGAGCGGTGGTTGTACGGGAAAGGCCTCTCTGAACCTTTTGGCATGGATTGCATGATCTGCCAGGCCTCGTCAGGCAAGTGACACCAAACGTCATTGCCGTACTTCTGGCCTGGGTTTTTCATGTCGGTGATCAGGACGCTCTGGCGTGCCTCATCAATGGAATCCCAGCGAATGCGCGTTATCTCTTCCAGCCTACGAGTCGAGAACAGCGCGAACAGCGTCACGCGCACCATGTCGATCTCTTGCTGGCGGCGATCCCGCATCTCCTGAAAGTACGCAATTATGGTTTGGAGCTCTTTCTTCGATGGCCTGCGGTCGCGCTCCTTGCTACGAGTGACGGCCCCCATTTTCCTCAAGACCCTGCGCGCGTCGGGCATTGCCATCGGATCAATGTCATAACCCCACGCCGGCCTTGCTACAGACATTACTGCGCCGAGATGTGCCAGATCGTTGCCGACAGTCTGCGGTTGTATCCCGTCGCTTTCCATCCGATCAAGGGCGTACTCCACCAGTTTCTGGCTGGTCACGTCCTTGTCTTCGAGTCTGCCGAGCCAGGTTTCGCCTATGGCCTTGAGCGTTGCGCGCTTGGTCTTCCCGAGTGGCCTCAGCTTCTCGTACTCGTCCAGGTAGCGATCAATCATCGCCTTGACCGTGACCCCTTTGCGATTTGCCTTGTCGATTGCTCCTGGCCCGGCCAGTTCGGTCTCGCGTTTCTTGATCCACGACTGAGCCGTCGCCTTGCGCTCGAACGTCTGGCTTTCCTGATAAACTGTTGCGCCTTTTTGAGTGATGCGGATCTGCGCGGTGTACGCTGAAGACCCGTCTTTACGCTTGCGAAGGGTGATAGTGCCCATGAATTTTGCTACACGACTGACCGGGCTTGCTACATTGTAGCAACGGGCATTCAGAAACAAGCGAAAACAGTGGCAAACGGTAGTAAATGAGAGTTGTGTAAATGCAGACGAAACAAGCAGAAAACCTCGCTAACCCAGCAGATCCGGTATGCAGGAGGTTCTCTGTCGCTCCGATGATGGACTGGACAGATCGCCACTGCCGGTTCTTCCTGCGCCTGCTGTCGAAAAACGCCTTGCTCTACACCGAAATGGTCACCACGGGCGCCTTGCTGCACGGCGACAGTGAGCGTTTCCTGCGTCACGACGAGACCGAGCATCCGTTGGCCCTGCAACTGGGGGGCAGCAATCCGGCGGACCTGGCGGCGAGCGCGCGTCTGGCGCAGGCGGCGGGATACGACGAGGTCAACCTCAACGTCGGCTGCCCGAGTGATCGCGTGCAGAACAACATGATCGGTGCCGTGCTGATGGGCCACCCGCAACTCGTCGCCGATTGCGTTAAAGCGATGCGCGATGCCGTTTCGATCCCGGTGACCGTCAAGCACCGTATCGGCATCAACGGCCGTGACAGCTACGAGCAGCTTTGCGAATTCGTCGGGACCGTGCGCGATGCGGGCTGCACCAGCTTCACTGTTCATGCCCGGATCGCCATTCTCGAGGGCCTGTCGCCCAAGGAAAACCGCGACATCCCGCCACTGCGCTATGAAGTGGCAGCGCGATTGAAGCAGGACTTTCCCGAGCTGGAGTTCATTCTCAACGGCGGCATCAAGACCCTGGAACAATGCCGGGAACACCTCGACACGTTCGACGGCGTCATGCTCGGCCGCGAGGCCTACCACAATCCTTACCTGTTGGCCGAAGTCGACCGCGAGCTGTTCGGCGCCAGTGCCCCGCAGATCACCCGCGCAGAAGCCCTGGCACAGCTACGCCCATACGTCGAAGCCCACCTGCGCGACGGCGGCTCGATGCACCACATCACCCGCCACGTCCTGGGCCTGGGCACCGGCTTCCCCGGCGCTCGCAAGTTTCGTCAGTTGCTGTCGGTGGATATTCACAAGACCGACGATCCGCTGGGGTTGCTGGATAAGGCGGGGGAATTGTTGGAGGGGCGGTGAGGAGCAATTGCTGATCGGTCCAGTCCAGCATGGACAGTGGCTGGTCTGCCGGGAGGGGATGAGATACCGCTAAACTGCATGCTTCTACCATCTGGTACGGGGACGTTGGCGAGTGTGGAACACCCCCAGTATCTGCAAATGATCACCGCGCACTCGATAGGGAATCAGATAGGACCAATTGGGCACTGCCCATTCGCGAGTATCTTTGACCCTGCCTTCGCGACCCATGGCGGGGAATTGGGCAAGCTTGTCGACGCTGCTGAAAATCGCATCAGAAAAATCGTCGGCAGCTTGAGGATTTTCGAGCGCTATGTAACTGGCTTCGTCTTCGAGATTTTTCAGGGCTGTCTCCAGCCACTCAACCCTCACGCCCGCTCCAGCGCCTCGCACGCATTGCCGCGACCTGTTCATCAGTGGCGAATTTACCTTGATCCGCTTCTTTTACTGCCTGTTCGATATGGGCGGTCAGGGTCATTTCATGCTCGATATAATCTCGCAGGACGTCCACAGCCAGGTAAGTCGCGCTTTGGCCGTGATTTTTGGCAAGCTCGGTCAGGGAGCTAGACAGATCTTCCGGCAGGTTCAGGGATATTCCGGTCATAGAGAGCCTCGGTCGCGGAGGAGTAATGGCCAGTATCTTACACCCGCGACTGGCGTTGGAAACCGACAGGTCGTCGCGTGGTATGTCTCGAATGAAAATCGGACCCCAGCCTCCTGCCATTAACGCCGCCCGGCCCGCGTACTCACGTCCACCCACACCGCCAGCACCAGAATGCTGCCCTTGACGATCATCTGCCAGTAGCTGTCGACGTCGAGCATGGACATGCCGTTGTCCAGGCTGGTGATCACCAGTGCGCCGAGCAGTGCACCATAAACAGTGCCCGAGCCGCCGCGCATCGAAGTGCCGCCGATGAAACAGGCGGCGATGGCGTCGAGTTCGCCCATGTTGCCCGCCGAGGGGGAACCTGCCGCCA